CGTCCGGCAACGATGCCCAGATTGGTTCGTCCGGCAACGATGCCAAGATTGGTTCGTCCGGCAACGGTGCCCAGATTGGTTCGTCCGGCAACGATGCCCAGATTGGTTCGTCCGGCAACGGTGCCCAGATTGGCTCGTCCGGCAACGGTGCCAAGATTGACAGCACTGGCGAAGACTGTGTCATCATGTGCGCAGGTATTAACTCAGTAGCAAAAGCCTCAAAAGGATCATGGATAACACTATCCGAATGGTCTTATTCGGATAAAAAGAAAAGATATATCCCCGTTTGCGTAAAAACGGAATTTGTTGATGGGGAGAAGATCAAAGCAGATACATATTACAGTTTGAAAGGGGGAGTTTTTGTGGAAAGTGTCAATAATTAAGAGGAGGCATTATATATGAAATGGGTAATAATAAAAGGAGTTAGATATCCTAGCTCTGTGATATCAGCATTTGCGGCATATAATATGGATAATCCTTTCTTGAAGATCAGGATCAGAAACAAGTATCATATAGTGTCTTTTGATGATATCAATAAGATGGATAGTCAGATGGTATATTTAATGAACAACTATCCTGATTTCGTTCAGATAGGAAGATGGTGGATATCCAAGAAGACGGTGATGTCTTGGATTCCCAAGGGGAAGGCCGTGGACGGATCGGGCTGGGTCATATCCTTTACCCGGTCCTTTGGATTGGAGGGAGGGACGCAAATTAGATTTGATAAAGAAGATGAATACCTAAGTGAGATAGATAGGTTAAACGAGTTGTTTAATGTAATATTATAAGGGAGTATGTTGATAGATGTAAATAAATGGATTGATAAAAACGGGAGCTTCGATGAAGCCGGCGGATTGGATTTAGTGAGGCACGGATATGAGTGGATTAGACGGATGCGTAAATTCGAGAATAAGGCAGATCGTCATACTTTTCAGAAAGTGTTTGGCAATAAAAGAGGCAATGAGTTATGGGACTGTTTTTTAGAGGTAGGAAGATCTATCTTCATATTAGAAGATAGCTATTTCCTGATTAACGACAGGAACGTCTTCTCTTTATGTTTAGCAGAGTGTAGTGATTATGATCTATATGAGCTTGTTCATAATATTGAGACGGATAGTGATCAAGGCAAATGATGTTGTTTAATTAAAAAAATAAATTGTTATGGAAATTAGAGAATGTTTATCGGTTTATCTAGAGAGTGGATATCTTTTTGACGATATGTCAGGAAGATTAAAGTGGTTTGAGATTGATAAGATCTTGATCAGTTTTACATATGGAGTAGTTAGATATGTAGGAACATGGGGAGGATGTAGGACTGAGAAGACATTAGATGGGAAATTATTTTATTCGTCCGAAGAATGTTTTAAAAAGGGCGAGAGCATTCCTAAGACAAGACTATCAATATATGATGTTTTTGAGTCATTATATGGGTTCATTCCAATAGGTGATGTGTGGAAATACAAAAACGGAAGAGCTGTCAAGGATAAGTTGGAATATTTTGATGTTGAAATAGATGATAAAGGAAAAATTTATTGTAAGGAAACATATTACAGAACACGTGAAGATGTGTATAAATTCAATGACTTAACTGTAGTTGACAGGAATGGAGACATAAGGTTAGTGGAATCATCAAAAAGTAGATTAATGCTTAGTAATGATCAATTGGATGTCGTGGAGAGAATGAAAGGCATCATTGATGACATGGTTAGGTTAAAGATGATTATGTATATTGATCAAGACTATAATCTTTGTTTTCTGCCGGGAGATAAAATAGAAGATTTGACAATGGATGAAACAGATGGATTTGTGGATACCACCGGTATAGTGACATCTATAAAATCTAAGGATGTAGTGGAGTTTTATGTAGAAAACCCATTCGTAAAGATAAAGGATGAATGATATCTGAATCTGGATTGTGGTGGTTCGTGAGAATAGCCACGATCATCCCTAAGCGTGAACATAAGGAGGTACGTATGTCATTCGATTGACGTTAGGGATCTAATTATATTAAAAGAGGAGGGATTATGAAAAAGATTGTATTAAAACTGTATGAGTTTGATGAGCTGTCAAAAGACTCACAAGAAAGGATCATAGAGCGTGAGCGCTGGAATGTAATGGAGCAATGTATGGATGCTTATGGCATAGACTATAAAAAGTCAATGAAAGCCTTTGAGGATATGACAGATACTAGGGTTTATAATTGGGAAGTTGGATACGAGAGATATGATTTTAGTTATGAGTTTAAATACAAGGATCCTATTTATGAACATCCTAAAGATTATTATCGTGATATATTCCCTAAGAATCTATGCGGTAAATTATTGTTCAGGTATATCAATAACAACATTATGCCACATATCACGAAAGGTAAATATTATTCTATAGGCAAATATATAGATGGGAAATATAATTACAAGTGCAGACGCAGTCGGGTAATATTGGGATATGAAGACAATTGTCCATTAACAGGGATGTGTTATGATTATTATCTTCTTAAACCAATAATTGATTATTACGATACTTGGTGTACTTACCCGGAGAATTTCTCTTTAGAGGACTTAATAGAAAAATGTTATAATAATTTTTTCAAGGCTTGGCATGAGGAATATGAACATTGGGCTGACGATGAAGACGCTATACGTGAAAAGCTTCATCATAATCAGTACGAAGATCAACTTTATTATGAGAATGGGGATGTGTATGTTGGACAATTAAATGAGATAGCATGAAAACACAAGAAGAATATGCTCGTGAGATCGATGAGATCGTTCGCCGTGATGTAGAGAGTTACCAGAGTGACTGGTTTAAGATTGATAAGGAAATATTCATGCTTCCGGAAAACAAGAACAAGACATTTATTCTCGGAATCCGAAAGACAGGATGTGATTTGTTGATACTGGGAGGCACTAATTGTGATGAAAGTTATTTGGATGGGGTTTTTGGGTGTCTTGGTAATGAGAAATTCTATGTTTGCCAGCCAATATCTCTTTATGAGACGACACGAAATATTCAGGAAAGACCTGCCTTGTACGCTTTTAAAATAGCAACTGCATATTTCAGAGAGCAGGGTTTGGTTCCTGTATTTGAAAATTCACATTGTAAATTGATGAGATTATAAATATAGAGGTAATAAGATACAGGCTTCCAGTTTATTGGGCTTGTGCTCTGATAAATGGTGATTATACTGATTTATCGGATGAAGAAGAAAGGGAAATTAATAATTTCTTGGAACAAGCAGAAGGGTATCCTGTAGATGTGGACTTGGAAACAGAAGGCTTTTATCGGTGCAATGACGCTAATGATATAGCGGGAAGTTGCGCCGATTTTATTTTTCATAAGTGTAACAATTAAATTAAATAGTATGGAAACAGCAAATAAACTGGTTTATTCAAAAGAGAATTACTATACCGAGAACGGATATAAGTATAAAATCAAGACTACAATATCGTTAGATGATGATTGTCATAACAATATGTGTGATTGGAGTATAACCGCTGACATTCGTTGGAAAAATAAATATGGGATATATAAAGAGTATATGGGAGGCTGCTGCCACGATGAGATTGCGAAGTATGTTCCAGAATTGGCGAAGTTTATACCATTACATTGTTGTAATCATTATGGTGCTCCTATGTATCCGGTGGAAAATGGTATGTATCACATAAAGAATAGCGATAAGTCTGTGGCTATTGAATATTTACGTATATCAGACAAGGAATATTCCAAATTATCTGAAGCGGTGGATGATAAGATGTATTTCGAGTATCTGCTTTTCAATCTGGGGATTGTGGATAGATGGAAACGTGAATCAGGCGAGCTTATTGCGGAACTTGAAGACCTGTGTGGAAAGAAATGGGTTAATCCATATAAGCCAGAAGAAGAAAGATTTACCCTGACACTAACGGACGAGGAACGTTTGCTTATTGAAGAGCGTATTAAAGCCGGGTATTATTCCGCAGAAAATATCGAAAAACGTAGGGAGGAAGCTCATAAGGCAAAGATGTTGAAAAAGCGTACTGAAATTTGTGAGCGATACGATAAGGTAATCAGGGAAGCGGAAACAGATAAAAAGATAATGCTCTGTGTGTTTGATTATGGATTGTCAACCGATAATGTGATATATTATAATCACACGAACACTTTATCTTTCAACTGGCGTGATTATGGGGAAAAGATCACACAAGAAGAGTTTGATGATTTCGTGAATAACGTGGATCGCTCCCAACTCCCGGAAGGAATTAAATTTGAGTTAAAGTAATTTTTAGTCTACACATAATCACTATCAGATTTACGGGAGAGACATCCAAGATGTCATGGGCAGCGTTACCGGTGGAGCCGGCGTGTATGGGTAAGGTGGGCGAGGGAACGAGGCGTCCGCCCATGTTCGTTGGATTGGCTGAACAGATAAAGCTACAATGTAGTGATATAATTAAAGTGAAAATAACAATATAAATACATGTAAAATTATGGGAAAGAAAATGATAACAATACCATTTGATTTAGAGCTGGCAAAGAAAATCAACAATGGTGAGCGCAATGGAATGATTGTAACGGATGGCGATAATTACAGAGTAGAGTTTGTGTATCATAGGGAAGAGTCTTTCCCAATCCTAGGAGTTATCCATACTGATCACGGCATAATATCAGATTGGTTCTCAAATAATGGATTCGGAGGAAAGAATTATAGACTTAAGCTTAAAGTTCCAGAATATACCACATTCAAGGACGGAGATGTATTGAGTAATGAACAGGGTGATTACCTGTTTATATTAAATACGAACGGAGAATATCTTACATCTTTTCATGCATCATGGAAGAAGGGGAGGGGAGTCGTGATTCCTAGAAAAGCACATGCTGATTGTAATAATATTGAAAAATACAGACTTGCTACTGAGGATGAAAGGCAAAAGTTTATTGATGCTCTTAAAACAAGCAAAGAGCCTAAAGCCAAAATGTGTTTGAAACAATTCTTTGGTATTGAAATAGAACCAGAATATAAATTCAAGCCATTTGATAAAGTTTTAGTAAGAGATACAGAAGACGATGATTGGCACGTAAGTTTGTTTGTTAGGAAAATTGCTGATGCTCAATATAAAGAAGAAAGATATGAATGCTTAAATGGGACGGGATGGATCTATTGTATTCCTTATGAAGGTAATGAACATTTTTTGTAAAAAATATATTAAAATGGAAAATAAAGAACAGGATTTTATCGTATCTATACTGGTATGATCATGACGATAATCCATCAATGATCAAAATAGAGCGAAGAGAAATATTGTTACTTAATTAATACAAAATAATATGGGAGATAGAGTGCAAGAAGCCAAAGAAGAAGGCATAAGACAAGGAATATGGCTATGCATACAAAAATTGGTGGAACTGGAAAGGTTTGATATGGCAAAATATTTTATGATATCCTTTGGATTTAATAAAAATGAGTGCGAGGGGTTATTAGATAAAAATGGTCTAAACGATAAAATGGATGTATTTATCAACCGATTATTTAACGAAAATAATCATATAAGGTATTTGAAGGATATAGGATATCATAAGATAGGTAGTATATTTAAATATAATACCGGCATGGAGAAAATAGAATTGGAGGTAATAGGGATTGATGATAGCAGTTGTGATGGATGTGTATTTAATAACAGGGGTTATTACTGCATGTATTCTTGTTGTTGTAATATAGATAGGGAAGACAATACAAATGTCATATACAAAGAAGTAAAAAGATCATGAGTTTAATAGATAAATTAGAGGATTTGGTGGTCAAGGTAGACACCGAATACCAAGAGAAGATGGAGGCGGTGATCCGGGAGATAGTCCCGGGGATGCCAGAAGTTAGCGTACGTCATGCCGCCGAGTGCATGTGTACGGACAGGATGGGGAGTATGATGGACATCGATCTTTATATATTAAGGGAAGAAAATAGGCCTTACAAATGCCATTATCTAAAGGATCTGCTGGAAGATAGGGTAGCTAGAATAAATAAGATGCATGAGGATAAAAGTTATACATATGATATAGATGATAATTATTGGTGCGCTACATGTGGTTCCCATTCTCATAAAGAAGATTCCAAGACAGGGTATTGTTGGCATTGCGATACAGATAGTTGGGTTAAAGAGGATGGGGCGGATGTAGGGATATAAAAATAGGCGATTATATAATATTCATATTTACTAGATATGGGAGAGAAGAAGATAAAAATGTGCCAAAAAAAAAGACGAGTCTATTAAAAAGTGCTTGAGGAGATAGAGGATAAGGCTATTGAATCTCGATATACGAATATGTATGATTGGCAGCGCAGGGAGCTTTCAAAAGAGGATCTGTTTGAGTATGCTGAGGAGATGAGAAAATGTCTTGATAAGATATTTGATTTGGCAATTGGTGAAAGGCTTAAATAATTCAACACAAAATCATATAAGATGATAACTTCTATAAGGATAGACGACAACAAGAAGACTCCATTTAAATATATCCCAAAGATAAAAGCGTTCAAAAATGGCTCTGAGTTTATATTCAAGCCAGGCGTGAATGTGATTGTAGGCAAGAACGGGAGCGGGAAATCAACCCTCCTGAATATGATATCGAAGTACATGTTGTGCGAGAAAAAGATGTGTTCTGAATTACCGTCAGAAGCATTGTATTTCCCGGATATATTTGATGATGACAAGGTGCTTGACGGGATCAGTATTAAGTCGGATTATATTGGGAAAGTCTTCCATCTCATACAGCAAACTGAAATGAGAAATGATGATATATTGAATAATATCAATAATTTAAGTTTGTATATGAATGGGGCATCTAGGTCCTCTGGGGAGAAGAACCTTCATGCCATGAACTCGCTTTTTGATTTTATGTTTAACCAAGATGAGTATGCGTTTCCGATACAGAAGCTTGCGGAATTTAAGAAAAAGTCAAATGAGTTCTGGGTAAACAGGATCGACAATCTTTTAAAATACTACAAAGACAATCGTGTGGTATTAATGGAGAAGGATTTTGAGTATACGATCCTTATGGATGAACCAGATAGGAATCTGGATATTGACAATATCATGGATCTGTACAATGTACTGTCATTTCATAAACCACAAGCACAAATTATAGCCGTAATTCATAACCCGGCTTTGATTTACAAGTTGAGCAAGTTGGATTGCGTGAACTTTATTGAGATGACAAGAGGGTATTTGAATAAAGTCGTTGATTTCATGAATAAATAAAGGTGATTATATAAAGGATTTATAATTTATTAAAAGATAATGATATGAAAATACAAGTAGAATTAGATTTAGAAGACGTGTCTAATGACGCTATGTATGATGAGGTGTCATTAAAGGAGGAGTTTACCAGCTCGGTAAGACACATGATAGTATGTGAACTTAAGGATAGGTTCAAGAACGAGTTGATGAAGGAGATATCAAATCCGATATCAGAGAAGCTTGAGGATATAGCGAGGGAATCAATGAGTGATCTGATCGAAAACGCTAGCGAGAAGAAATATAGATTTAGGGTTGATTATATGGAAGAGGAGCTAACAGTAGATGAGCTTATAAGGAGCAGGATCAAAAAGATCGTGGATGACAATGTTGAGACAATGATAAGCTCAAGAGCCAAATCTTTTGTCGATGAGTTAAGGAAGAGATATGATATGGCGTTCGCTACCTTTATCGTGGATAACATGAGAAAGCAAAATATGTTGAAGGAAGATAAGATAGCTGAACTATTAAAGGATAATCCAAATGAGAAGTAGGGAAGATGCCAAAGGAAGGCGGCGATCGATGCTCATGACGCCGCCCGTACCGGATAAGGTCAGGGTATTGTCCCCGGCATGGTATAGGGCGGCGGTGGAGTTTCAAGGTAGGCCGGAGCAGGAGCGACTAGCCTTTTGCTCGTGGTATTGTTGTTGTGGAGGGTGTAATTTGTGCGCAGATATAAGCAAATACAACATAAAAGGGCTTAAGATATATGGAGGATAATAATATGGAGATGGAGGAACTTAAAAACATAAGTATATGGGAAAGATAATAGGAGCGAAAGTAAAAACTCTTTGTCCCTTGAAGAGCAAAGGAGGTACAGTCATAGAAAAAGGGGAGATATGTACTATAACCAAGAGTTATAAAGGATATGGTATTCGTACCGATGATTATCGGGAGATAACCAGAGTGGATAAATGTTGTGTTGAGTTTATCAAGGGGTAAAATATGGTTGATAAAACAAAAGAAGCATATTAACTATCAATAATGTTTATTTAATTTAATTCAAAAACAAAATGTCTACTTTTGTAGACACATAAAAATTACACATATGAAAAAGGGTAAATTTGTAAAGGAGTTAGAGAAGATCATCGATAGGGTTAAGGCCGAGGATGATGGTTTCGAGTATGGTGGTAAAGTTGTCTTCTATAAAGAAGATGATGATAGCTATGAAATCTGGGCAAAGAACATTGAGATGGATATGATGGTAGAGGCCAATGCTATGGCTAGTATAGATGATAAGACTTTCGCTTGTCTTATGGGTGAGGTCTATAAACAAAAGTTTACAAAGGCTATAACGATGTCGGAGGATGATGATGATGAAGACAATTGATAAGATGACCGATCAGGAGATATATAATCTTACTGACGAACAGGTAGAGAAATTGATCGTAACAAGATGTGTGGAGGAAGGCGTAAGGTTCATAGATGAGCCTCCAATCATGAAGACATATGACTATAAGCCTATTTCTCCATCACATTTCTTCTACTATTTAGAAGGTTTGAGTATAGCCGTTCTTGATCAGAATGATGCTATTAAGATAGCTAAGTTTTTAAGTGAATTTGATCTATATAGGACTAGCTATGATTTCGTTGTATCCAATGAGGAACTATGCGGTAAGTTAGATATAATCAATATCAAACATATTCCGATGTTTGACACGAAAGATAAGGAAACCTACAAGTCTATCAAGGATAAGAACGGTGAGATCGAGAAGGAATATAAAGATCAGGTAGATAAATATAAGGAGAACACAAAAAAGATGTGTGAAATCCGTGACAAGATATGGTCAAAAGTAATTGATGTAAGGCGCAAGATCGATCATATGAACCATCTTAAAGTTCTTTTCGTAAAGGAATATCTCCCGTTGGTGGATCACGACACGGACAAGGCTATGATATTTTTCAAGAAGGCTTATGATGTGGATGATGATACGGAGAGATATATTCGTGAAGGAATAAAAGATTATCCTTTGTTTAATAATAATATAGATTAAAATGCACAATTGGTTTAGATGTACGGTTTCTTACGAGACCGATGCCGAGAACGGCATGAAGAAGAAGGTAAAGGAAGAGTATTTAGTAGATGCCTTTTCTTATACCGAATGTGAGGCTAGAATCATAGAGGAAATGAGACCATTCATCTCCGGTGAGTTTAGCGTTGATATCAAACGATTCAGGATAGCGGAATTGTTTGCCATGGATGGAGACCGGTTCTATAAGGTCACGGCTGATTATATTACGGTAGACGAGAAATCGGGTAATGAGAAACGCAAGGCGTTTAACTACATCGTTCGGGCCAATGACCTTGATCGTGCCAAGAAGAACTTCGAGGAGGGCATGAAGGGTACTATATCAGACTTTATCGTTACCTGTATCAAGGAGGAGAAGAAGCTAATGGACTTCTACGAGTTTGATGGTAAGATCAGGAATCCGGAGAAAAATGAGGATAGTAGGCAGTAAAGCTAGCTACGAAACCACGTCGTCCATAGCCGAGAAGTTGATGGAGATAAGTAAAATGGAGGGTACGATTTATCGTATCCTCACATTGTCTAACAAGACTTATCTGGCGTCTAAACTAGGATATAGCAGGTCAGGGTTCTATAAGAAAATACAGAACAGGACCTTTAATATCCGGGAACTGGCTCAGATATTCGATACGATCATCAACTTCAAAGATCAAGATTGGACTGAGGGTAAGATTGATAGGCTTAAAAGATATAGGGCTATGAGCCTTATGGAGTTCAACAAAAGTTATAAAAAGAAAAAGGCGTAAACTACCCGTAAACTAAAGATTTATGGGCTTTAGACGTAGAAATATCATCATGTATAGAACACGACAACAATTCCCATCTTTCATGGGTGTTTACATACCCCCATGTAGCAATATTTCTAGCAGCGTTAATGTCCGCATCTGCAATATTGCCACAATATTTACAATGGAATCGCTTCCCATTGCGAATACCTATATGTTTGCATTCATGGCATGTTTGCGAGGTATAAGCCGGAGGGACGGCAATGATCTTAACTCCATTCATCTTGCATTTATATTCAAGAAAGGAACGAAGCTGATAAAAACTCCACGAGTTACTTCTTCTTCGAAATGTTTTGTTTCGTCTTTTGGAGTTCATGCCGAATCGGATATTTTTAAGATCCTCGATAGCGATACCCTTGTTTTCTTTCTTGGCCTTCGCAACAAGCCATTTGCTAATACTGTGATTCACGATGGTAGCGAATCTTTTCTCACGTCCTCTCAACCGTTTCAGCAACTTATGGCAGTTGCGGGTGCCTTTGGACTGAATAGAAGCTCTTACCTTATTATATTTGTCTCGTATATTTTTGACCTCATTGGAAGAAATACTGGTTCCATCAGAGATAGAAACAATATCTGTGATTCCCATATCAACACCAATAAAATCCTCTGCATCCTCTTCTTCCTCATCTGGGATCTCTATCGTTTGATAGAGATAGAATTTACCCTTGATAAGGACGAGGTCGGCTTCTCCTTTTGCGAATTGCATAAGATGAGGACGATAGCAGGTATATGCTATTTTCTCACGCCCTCCAATAAGCGAGATGGAGCATATGGATTTTGGAATATTGTAGGAGAGAACACGACTATCGTATGTAATAGCCCCAAATTCACGGAAACATCTTTGTTTCTTTCTATCAAGCTTATACGCATCTGCGACCTTGCTGATAGCGCGTACGACAAGCTGAGAGGAAAGGCGATACGTTTCCTTTATTGGATAGTAAACCTCCTTATGCAGACCAAATTGCTTAAATACACGTCGCTCCCACGCTATTTGAGAAATAGCGTTGCAAGCCTTATTGAAAACACTAAATGTATCTTTCAACATTTCGACTTGCTTGCATGTTGGAAGCAGCTTTATTTGCAATGTCAATTTCATACAGCAAATATACTAAAAATATCTAATTGTTAAATATTTGAAATAAATTCATTAATCAAAGAAGGGATAGTGGTTCAATCCCTCCCACGAGATAAAGACTTGCGGGTTTCTTTGAACCTGTTTTATGAAGGGTAGGATGTTGCCGTGTGAGAGATGCGGGAGGATGGTAGCCATAAGGAGCAAGGGGTTATGTCCAGCATGCAGAGCCAAGGAACTACCGCCAAAGGGGATGACGGCGATACGGGCGAAGGCCAAGCCCCGGGGTAGGAGCCTAGCCGTGTTCTTTGGCGCCCACGTAGCTAAGTTAAGTATGATAAGAAGATCTGCTACCGGCGCATATATACCATGTCCTGGGGTAAGAAACATATGCCACTTATACCCTAAACGGAAATATAAATCGGTCGCCGAGGATAACGATAACATTATTTACTTGACGGCTGATGAGCATACAAGATTCGATTATCTATTAGATACGATGGATTTCAGCCGGCTCTTGGATGAGTTTGGTAACGTATGGCTGTTGGCAGCCAGAAGGATGAGGGATCTCACACCTAGAGTCGAGGAGGATGGTAAATTAAAAACCAGATTATTATCATGGATAGAAGAAAACAAAAATTACTTTTAGCTCTTGGATACGAGGCTATAAGTGATACGATATATAAGAAAGGAATGGATATGGAAGTCATAAGCGATCAAGAATCGTTTGATGATATGAGAGTTCGTTTATCCAAAAAACATCATGTGGTTATCACGGATGATGGTGTTGTAATAGAGTTTGTTCATAATAAGTCAATGGACGAGAATGCGTCATCATATTATTGGCGATCATCATTACCAATATTAAGATCATATCATACAGATCCTAAATTTACCGCTTTCTTTGGCATATTAGATGTTTTGTCAACGATCCCAAAGAAAGATATGGATGAGGAGGAAAAGTCTGTTGAAGAGCCTAAAAAAGAGTCTAAAGAGGAAATGGAAGTTGAGTATGATCTGGAGACCGAACAGCAGTATTATGCCGCTGAATGGATAAAGGATATCCCGACACCGGTGTTATATAGAATGACTGTTGCCGGCAAGCGCGTGTATTATGAGATGGATGTTGATGGGTATCCTATCATATACGATGGAGCCACTAACAATATCGCCAATGGGTATTGTGATACGTCCGGAGCCTTGGAGAAATGGAAGAATGAGATGAGACTCAAGGGCAAGGACCCTGATGAGTACGCTAACTATAGGGCTGACTTAGGTACTATCATGCATTATCTATTTGGGTTGTATCTGACCGGGGTTAACATAAAGCTGATCCCGACATGGATCAGGAAGGTGGTCAAGGAGGCTAAGCTAAGAATAGACAAGTATAGGATGGAGCGGATATTGGTGGATAACATTGATGAGTTGATAGAGGATCTGATATCATTCGCTATATTCTGCAAGGAAAGACATGTTAAACCTGTACTTATCGAAAAGATGTTGAGGTCAAGCAGGTTAAAGGTAGCTTCTTCGGTGGACGCAGTGGTGGAGATGGATAGCGAGCCGGAGATGGTGGAGATAGAGGTCGAGACAGGAGAGTCCTATAAGACGGGAGCCAAGAAAGGTCAGCCTAAGACGGAGAAAAAGAAGATAAAGAGATGCAGGAGGATATTCGCTATATTGGACTTCAAATCAAACAGGAAAGGTAATTTTTATGATGAGTATGCTTTCCAGCTTGAGCTATATAGAAGAATGATACTGGAGAACTACGGAAAGATATTGGAGATAGAGGAGATATATAACTTCGCTCCGGGTGATCCTACCGCTAAGACAAGTCAATATAAGTTGAAGAGACAAACCGATAATCCTATACTTAATATGGCTACGGTTGTATATCTTCAAGGTAAGTATAAGTTTGAGAAAACCAATTATACGGTTACGTCAAGGATCGGATCTTTAGATATAGAGGGTGATTTTGAGTTGAATGGTTTGATAAGAAAAGAGTCGCTGAGAGATTATATATATAGAGTGATGAGTGAGAGGAGAGGATAATGGAATTCAGGGAGTTTGACAAGAGCGTACATCGGTATGAGTTGGATCATAGCAAGCCAAGGAGGAAGATGACGTGCCCGCAATGCGGCAAGGATAAGTGTTTTACGCCGTACGTGGACGTAACCACCGGTCAGATCGTTGGAGAGCAGTTTGGGGTGTGTGATCATAAAAATAAATGTGGTTACTTTAAATATCCAACAGGGAGCGAACTTGGGGACAATGATCTTTTTACCGATTCAAACAAAGTATTAAGGAGGTACAGACCTCCAGTGGATCCGGATATAGCCAACTGCATTCCGGTAAGCAAGATGTTTGAGACGCTTAATCCTTTCGAGACATCTGATCTTCAGGATTATCTATCCAATATATTCGGATCATATCATACCAATAGAGCGTTCAGCTTATATAAGATCGGGATGATGAGATTCGGGGATTGGGGTAAATGCTGCGTATTCTGGCAACTTGATAAAAGTTGGGTGATAAGGACCGGGAAGATAATGGATTACGGACCAGATGGTAAGAGGGTAAAGGTTCCCATGGATCATGTATGCTGGGTTCACATCCTCGACGGTCAAGATTATTTATTAAGGCAATGCCTGTTCGGTGAGTTTCTTATCAACTTCTATCCTAAAGAAGCCCCGGTATATATAGTTGAGTCGGAGAAGACGGCGGTCATCTGTAATATCGTATATCCGGATAAGCTTTTTATGGCATGCGGAGGTATCCATATGTTGAAAAGGGAGATGATAGAGACATTGGGACGTAGGAGAATAGTCCTATATCCTGACAAAGGATCGGCGTTTAACGAGTGGAAGAAGAAAGTGGATAGGGATATGAAGGGGATGAATATAGAGATAAGCGATTTTCTCGAATCAAAACCCAATATAAATGAGGGAATGGATATAGCGGATTATTTTATCATTAAACAAATTTACAATGGCAAAGGTAGTTGACAATTACAAGAAATTCAAGGTGCTTGAAATAACAAGACAGGAGATGATGGATAAGCTCACCAGATATGGGTGCTTAGGCATTTGCGATATGTGTAACAGACCTACATCCGTAGGCTATTACGTGGCGGTGATCAATCAATGGATGTGCAAGGACTGTTATAATGATTTCATCAAATCGGTTGATAGGTATGAGGAGGATATGAAAATAGAAAACAAGAATTTTAATAGATTCTGCAATCTGTTTAATGTTAAGATAGAAGAAACGGTATGAAAGAACTGTCTTTAGCCCAGAAAGCTATGCTTAACGGATCCGTATGCCCGTATTGCAAGGCCCCATCCACTATGATAAATACGGTGAAAGGAAAGCAAGTTGGATGCGAGAAGTGTGGGGCTTGGATGAGATCCGATTCTACGGGTAAACCTGTAGGTAGGTTAGCCAGGCCGGATCTCCTTAGGAGTATGGATATGGCAATGACCGAGATCAACGTATTCTTAATAAAAACAGGACAGGATAGACATGATCTTTACAAAGAACTATCCGGTGAGCTTATGATACCGGAGGAGCATATATCACCTTACAAGATGTCTTTGCCATCATTACTTAAAGTCATGAGACATATCAAGGCATATAGTGATAATCGGATACAGATATATGATGGAGGGAGGGGGAATAACTGCCCTAGGCATAAGACGATAGCGATCGGCGGTAGCGCCTGCCACGGATGTCCGGAGTATCTATTCCATGTAGTGGATAAGGTAACTGACTTGGTGGTGTGTGACGCTGACATGAGTTACGGTGATTACAAAAAAAATAATTATTAATAAAAATTGACAGAACATGAAAGTAATTTTCATTCACAAACAGACAGGGTTTTATGTAGGAGGATCGGTGTTTAACAAGACATGTGGTTTTTACAAATGCAGAGATAAGATGATAGAAAAAGGCATAAGCGAGGATAAGGCTAATATGCTGATTGATATAATAGGTCCACACGTATGTGTGTGGGAAATAAAAGATGGGGATGATCCTTATGAGAGCATGAGAAGCAGACTCGGAGATAAAGCCTCATATTTAGATGGAGAGGATATTATCGTAGAGGATTATGATTATGACGAGGAGGACGAGGATGGGGAGATCGACTGAATACTATAGGACACATCCGGAGGCTAGAAGAAAGAAAGCCGAGACGGATAAGAAGATCAACGCCCGCCCTGAGCAGAAAGCCAAGAGACGGGAGTTGGGTCGCAAGAACTACAAGACCGATAAGTTGAAAGGTAAAGCCTATCGGAAGGGAAAGGATTTATGCCATACGGCTAAAGGACTTAGATATAAATCAAGATCAGCTAACAGAGGGTCTAAATCCGATACGGCTGGCGATAGAAACGCAAGAGGATGAGTGAGGATAGGATATGGAGGTCATCCAAGGAGATTATCATGGATGCCTATGAGAGGATAAGAAAGTATCAGTCGGGAGAGCTTCTCCCGGCTCGTACTGGATACGCTTATCTTGACAAGGCGTTACTGGGCGGGTTCTACCCACAACATGCGGTGGCTATAGGCGCTAGGCCCGGAGTGGGCAAGTCTTATTTGGCTCAGAAGATTATGAGCAATGTAATGAATGTTAATATCAATCCCCAAGCTGATGATTATGTATGGCTCAGATGTGAATTTGAAATGAATCCAGAGGATTTGATGTTACGTTCACTATCAAAAAAAATGGGAAAAGATATACAAGATATACTCCTTAACGAGATGTCAGAAGATGAGGTAAAAGAAATGCAGAGATGCCTTAGAGAAGAGAACTCTAGCAGAATAACATACATCCCTAAACCATCGACAGTAGACGAGCTTCAGAACTTCTTATGGAATAGTTATATGCCAGCGAACAAGGATAAGAAAATGGTATTTGTATCCATAGATCATACAGCTCTTATACAAGGCACGGGTGACGCTAAGAGGAATATAGATAGTCTGATAACCATGTGTAATATAGCTAAAAGAACTTTCCCCAATATATTCTTTCTTATAATATCACAACTTAACCGTGATATTGAGGGAAGACGGGATCCTAAGGATCATATGCCAAAACAATCTGATTTCTATCAATCAGATACATTGGGGCAATTGTGTACGGCTATGGTAGCGTTGAATATCCCAAAAAGATACGGCTATTCATCATACATGCAATTCCCGCAAGGCTGGTATCCTAATCTGGAACGTTTTAAGAGTGAGTCAAGACGATCTTTCCGTGTGGATGGATTATTATTCCATCATATCGTAAAGGTCCGTCAGAGATCGTTAGAAGAGATTGACGCTATACATGTAGATATCATGAAAGGATATGAGCGATATTATCCTGATGGAGGTGTGGTGCGCCAAGAAAGGTCGGGAGGCTCGGACGCCCCTGTGGGCAGTGGCAGGCCGGACACGACCGTAGTGACGCTTCCGCCCCCACCTCCCGGTGTTCCATTGGAGCAACAATATATACCGCCCAGTGATGATTTCAATGTAGTACATGACGAAACACCTTATTGACATGAGATTGAGACATAATTACTTGCTTGTAGTGATAAAGGTGCTGGAAATGTTCTTGAAGACCGTATTGTCGGTTGAGGATAAGATGGGGATAAAGGAAATTATATCCTCGTTAAAGGAAATGGCTAAATACAGCATCAGATATATCATAAATCGGGAACGGGAAAAGGAGATCATGAGTATCTGTGATGAGGTATCCAATAAAGTACAGGAGTATAAAAGGATAAATGACAACTCAATGATATTGGAATTGGAGAACCTAAAAAGGGAAGTTGTGGCGGTGGAGGATATTCTTAGCTCATACAAGGGGGTTCTTGACGCCGAACTGGTGATAGCCGAGGATGATATCAGAATCATACGGGACAAGATCGCTATAAGCCTGAGGGAGGACGGAACATGTAAGAGCATGACTGATGCTGATAAAAGGGCTAGGGTGGACGTAAGATACGAGAGGGCGTTAGAGGATTATCGAATCCTTCTAAGATGCGCCAATACGGTTAGGGCTAAGATGTCGGTTGTAGGGCATCTTAACCAATCTATAAATCAATCTATATCAGTTGGTAGAGTTGGTATGGCTAATGAATCTTATACGGTAAAACAGTATGAAAAAGGGAAAGAGATTATCGAAAGCAGACGCCCTTAGGGTGTTGAGAAGGGCTTACGATCTAATAAAGAATGATAATTATACATTTATGTGCAGAGCGATAGAAAAGGCAGCGGTTGAATTATCACTTGCTGAAAGATCATGTGTGGCGTGTTATCTTATACCAGAACTGAAGATGTTCAAACCTGTAAACAGAAAAAATGGAGATTTTTGGTTTCATCCATCAAAGAAAAACATAAGGTTACATATAATAGATACGCTAATAGATATATATAACGGAAATGATCATCCCGATATAGTCGAGAGGGTAGCCAGAAAGATCAGGTCAATATTTTAACTAATTAGCTTATGTATAGGTGATTATATACCATTTTACACAAAAAAAAATGAGAAATGATATACATTTGTACGAAACATCATACTGGGTATCACCAATACCCTCTACCGGTTGCTCAAGAGCGAGATCACCGGATTCTTTTACTGAACTAAACGTTTTTGATTTTACCTATCTTACGATTTTTTTTCAAGATAGAACCTTATATCAAAGACCTCTTTTGTTCAATCGTCTTGTCCGAAACAAGGGACTATATGATTCGATTGAGTGAAACAAAATTAGAAAAGAAGAATATGAAATTAAATAACATACGTATGTTTTACAACATATCTGGTGTAAAATAGTATATAATAACCTATGTATATTAATTTTGAACAGATGATGACATCAGGATTAACGATGTCTGATGTCGGGTATCTCTTGATGATCCGGCAGAAAGAGGAGATGGCTAGCGTCATTCCAAAGGAGAAAATAGATAGTTATAAGGCGTCTGGTTATATCGAGCTTCAGAAGAATGGAAAGTGGAAGATAACGCCAAGGGGAGGGTCGCTGCTGATGCTGATAGAGACACCCGGCCTGACACCGGAGGTCGAGGGGATCCGGGACCGTATCGTTGGGGTATATAACGATATGGGTAAGGATACAGGAGCTATCAAGGAGGTAGAGAAACGGCTCGTATGGTTCGTAGCTAATACCAACTTCAAGGAGGGACCTATAGTAAGAGCCGTAATATCCCACATAGATCTTAAACGTGAGTATACGATGAGATTGGATAACTTGATATGGAAACCATCAAATGTATATAGTGTGCATATGAGTTTATCAGAATCAACGTTATTCGATACGATCATAAAAATGTATGGCATGACGTCTGACTTGTATCTTAGGGAGAACAAGAACAAGGAACTGGCATGGTTGTTCGCCATAAGCCGGCTCCCGGATCCTCCCAAGAAAATGGATAAGGAATACGCTATCACAGGCGATGTTAAGATGGATATCGAAAGGATATCGGATATAAAAAAAGAATTAGGCAGAAGATTAAAAATGTCAATTTAAGTTATGAAAAAGAATGAATTATCAAGAATAATAAAAGAAGCGATATTTGAAAAGATGGGTGAATTTAATGGTCTTAATCACGCCGCTCAGATAATGAACGAGGATTATCTGGATACAGACATGGCTATGGATCCCCTTGATTTTGTAGAAGTTGTAATGGAAGTGGAGAAGAAAACAGGTAAATGTATACCTGATGAAGTGCTTAATGTCAAACCTTATCACAAGTTGACGGTAGGAGAGCTTATAAATATGTTGTATAATTATTTAAAGGATTATGAAAAGAGATGAAATATTGGAGATAGCGAGAAAAGAGATATTTGAAAAAATGCATGAGTTCAATTACATTAATGGTATAGAGGTAATTGATGATGTAAGAGAAGACAGTGATTTTTCATCTGATTTAGCTATGGATCTATTTGATTTATTAGAGGTATTGATGGGGATTGAAGAGAAGATGGATATAAGGATTCCGGATGATGTCTTTGGCGATAAACCTATTGATGAGCTAACTGTGGGGATATTTGTGGATATGTTGTATGATTGGGTTAAGAGTAAGTAATGGATTTCGGATATGATGATTGGGAAGAGGGGTTAGAGACCCCTCTTGTTGATGATTGCGATGATGATTATAAAGAGGAGGAAGAATATGATTTCAGTTAAGGAACTAAGGATAGGGAATCTTGTAAAAGACAAGGCTGGCAATATATGGAGGGTAGGGTGCGTTACTGGTATGCGTAATGAAAGTAAGTCATTGATTCTTGAACGTGAGGTTGATGACGGGATAATGAAATGGTATTCCGGGGAAGATGATGTCATGCCTATTGAGATAGATGATAACCTGCTTAATACCATCGGGTTTAAGCGTGATAAAGGACGGGATGTATATCGAGGCTACGGAATATCTATAGAGATTTTTGATGATGGGTATTATCTTGGGCTTAGGGATCTGGAAGACGATCTAAGCGATCCTATACATATCAAGGATCTCCACCATCTGCAAAACCTGTCAATGGATTTATATGGACATGATATAGATAAAGACTTATGATTATACCGGAGAATAATTTGTTATGCAAGGTCATAAACGGAGAGAAGGTTCTTGCCGCATCCTACTCACAGATAGACACGTTCGTCCAATGTCCATACAAGTGGTATAAAACTTACGTGGAAGGGAATAGATCCACGGAGAAGCATGAGGCCACGTCATATGGTACGGTTATCCATCAGACGATGGAGTATTTCTTCAAGAACGGATGCAGGCCTTCTTATGAGGATATGAGCAAGGCATTCAACTACTACGCCGATATAGAACAGATTCCTTTCGATAGCGTAAAATCCCAAATCGAGTCCATGCAACATGCGGCTAGGCTAATAAGATGGATTGTGGGGTTGTTTGAGAAGGATGCTGCTGGCAATTATAAGAAGGCATGGTCCGATCTTACGCCAATGGAGAAGGTGGTCCGGGGGTCGAGACCGGCCGGCGTGGAGGAGGGCTTCGTCCTGCCCTATAAGCTGCCCAAGCCCCTTACTTTGGATGGTGTTACGTACGATAAGGTACATATCATAGGATCGGTGGACTGGCGTGGAGAGTATAAGACAAAGGACAGGATAGCCATGTATACGATAGACTGGAAGTCCGGGAGAAAGTTATTCGATGAAGACAAGCTGCTTCACAATCTCCAGCATCCGATATACGCCTTCTACATACTGAGAAAGTACAAGGTATTGCCGGATATGTGCAGCTATTTCTTTACCCGCATGCTGGACAATCAGAACGTGAAGGTAGATAAGGAGAAAGTAGAGAGATCGGTCAAGGAACTTAATGATATCCTTCTTGATATGTATGATTTCGAGACAAAGAAGATTGATAGCTACCAAGCTCACGTTTGGGACGATGCCAAACAAGGGTATAAGTACGAGAAGCGCTACCTCATGGGACGCCAGCCGGCCTGCCTTGAACCCCGCCCCAAGCCCTTGTGTTTTTGGTGCGATTTCTCGATCCACAAACAAGGGACATGCAGGTACTCATCGGATTGGGATGAGTCAAAAAGAAAGAATAAAAAAGATTAACTTTATTAAAAAGCCTAGGTAAATATCTAGGCTTTAATTATATTTGTGTCAATAAATAAATGATTATGGATAAAAACGAAAGAGAAAAACAGGTATTGGATCTTCTGATGTCTAGAAGGGATATCAGGAAATTGGTAGAGAAATCAAATGAATGTTATTCTAAAATGGATTTCGTTGGTGCCATGAAATGCCGGCAGGAGATAAAGGATATCGTAGACCGGGAATCGAAGATCATGTTGACAAAAAGCGAGTCTTTGGTGAGTTTGATGAACAACGCTGATAATGAATATAAATTCAATATGCTGGTATGGCTACATTCCATGATGTGTATGGCAGATGTGTTTAACGGGATATTGGAGGATTTCAAGGATGGGGTAAGGAAAGCCAATGGCAACTCTAAGTTCGTTAAATTCGATAATCTGGATCGGTTGATGACGGAATGCAAGAAGGAGATTGATTACCTAATGAAAGGTACAAGTAAATCGTTTCAGATATCTTTCGCCGTAAGAAGCGATGAGTTAAGGGAGATGATAGAGAATATGGTTGGAGACAATATCCGAGAAGGGTATGACATATTCAAGGAAGAGGCTAAGATGACCAAAGAGACAGACAGGAGCAAGATAGAGGAATTTAATAAAAGGCTGGACCATGAGTAAATTTGATGTAAAGATAGGTGATATAGTTCATACCCAGATAGGGATAGGAGAGGTGATAGCCATAAGCAAGACCAAAGAGACTTTGATGGTAAAAATGGACGATGGCCGGGAATGTGCGATAAGACTAGAGTACGTGAAAGACGTTTTTGATAACTACAGAGATGACATATAAATTAAGGCCATATCAAGAGGAGTGTGTTAAAAGTATCTCCGATTACATAAACTCTGATAGACATGATCCGGTATTGATCATAGGTCCTGTAGGTTGCGGTAAGTCACTTCTGATAGCAGAAGCGGCTAGATTGATGGGAGATAAGACGCTGATTTTACAACCATCAAAAGAATTGCTGCAACAGAACCACGACAAGATAACGTCGTATGGCATACCGGCTACCATCTACTCCGCTTCCTGTGGCAAGAAAGAGCTATCTAACATGATATATGCCACGTTAGGATCTATCAAGAAAGTTGTTGGTCAGCTTAAGGAGATGGGAATCAGAAACGTATTGATAGATGAGGCTCATGCCGGATACAGTCCTGAGGATGGCAGTGAGTTCATGACATTCATGAATGAGCTGAAGCCGAGAAAGGTGATAGGGTTTACAGCCACGCCATGTAGACTTAAAAACATGTCGATAGGACAGACATCATATTCCCAACTTAATTTCATCACTCGTATGAGACCGGTGTATTTCAAGAACCTAATTCACGTGATACAGGTAGAGGAGATGATAAGGCAAGGTTTCTGGACTCCTCTTAAGTATGAGACATGGAATTTCAATGGAGATGCCCTTAAACTTAATTCTAACGGCTCTGAATATACGGCTGAGTCTATTAGTGAGGCGGTAAGAAAAAATGGCTTAAACAACCTTATTTTGCGTCGATTGATGGTATTAAAAGACGTATGTAGATCTATACTGGTGTTTATGGATTCTGTTGAGAGCTGCAATACTGCCGCCGAATGGATGAACGCCAAGATCCGATCTGGCATGGCGGAGGTAGTTCACGGAGGCACGCCAAAGAAGCAGCGGGAGGCTATAGTCGAGAGGTTCAAGTCAGGTGTGACGCAGATGGTGTTCAACTATTCCGCCCTCGGTACTGGATTCGATCACCCGGGTCTGGATTGCGTGATAGTAGGAAGACCGACATTCTCATTCTCGTCGTTTTATCAGTGGCTTGGGAGAGCTGTCAGGATAAAGGACGGTAAGGATAGCGCATTGGTCGTTGATTGTTGCAACAACTCGTCAAGGTTCGGTGATATAAGAGAACTTAGTATAGAGAACTACAAAGGATATGGATGGGGGATGTTTATCGGCGATAAACTAATTACCAATATCCCGATGGGAGATAAGGTAACGAAAACGGATCTGGATATCAAAGCCGCCAAGAAAGACCGAAGGAGGGGGCTGGCGCAGGGCATTACCGCCTCTCCTGTACCCGGGAGACCGGATCATCCCCTTGGCTCTACGTTAATGACATTCGGCAAGTATTGTGGATGGATGTTACATTCAATTCCAGTATCGTACTTCAAATTCATAAACGAGACATTTGATTGGGATGATGATAGGAACAAGGACATAAAAGAATACATAGATTTTTTAATTAAAAACAATAGATTATGACAGGATGTATATATCATGAGGCTGATCTTGACGGAGTGATGTCAGCGGCTATAGTGAAAAAGTATTTCAAAGGGAACATTGATCTTCTTCCTTACAATTACGGCAAGGAAATACCTAACGTGAATAAATATGATAAGGTATTTGTAGTTGACGTGTCATTTGGAAACAGAACAAGATTCCTTTTCGATGAGTGGAAGGATAAAGGTACAGATGTCATATGGATAGACCATCATAAGACAGCCATAGACGATATGAGGGATTACGAGGTAAAGGGCAAGAGGCGTATAGGGACGGCGGCCTGTGAGCTTACGTGGGAATATCTTTTCGATGATATCGAAACCCCTAATGTGGTAGAATTATTGAGTGCTTATGATGTATGGGATCACGACCGGTTCGAGTGGAGTGATGTCATGGCGTTCCAGTACGGGATGAGGGGATATTGCGGTCTTGATGTAGACATTGTTAAGGATGTACTAGATAAAGCCGATAACAACTTAGTGAATGATATGATAAATAACGGGGAGGCTATAATAGAGTATATAGTAGAGAAAAACAGAGGGGAGATGAATATGTTCTCATTCGAGGCTGATGTATTTGGGTACAAGGCTATATGTATGAATACCACGGAGTTTAACTCTACTACATTTGAATCTATGTATAACCCTAAGAGACATGATCTGATGATGCCATTTTGCTGGAACGGAAGATTCTTCAGATGCTCGTTCTATACCACCAAGGAGGAGGTGGATGTCTCGGCTCTGGCACGCAAGGCCAACCCCGGTGGAGGAGGCCATAAGGCGGCTGCCGGCTTCCAGCTTAGCGTGGAGGATATGATGGAGTTTCTAAAAAACAGAAAAATGTTATGATAGGGCTAGTCTTTGCCTTTATAATAATGGCAGGTTCTATCTATTTGATAATAGAAGGGAATAAGAAGGATGATTCTACTGAATTTTATGGAGGGATAATAGCAACGATCTTATCTATCTTTTTGATGTGTTTAGTAATACAAAATATAAAAAATACAGAAAATATGGGGAAAATATACAAATTAAAGAGACTTAATGAAATGAAGCTAGATGATTATGGCTTCGGTCTGTTCGAGTACAATGGCGCTCTTTATTTCAAGGAGGCAGAGGGTGAGAGATGCTTTGATGTAAGAAGCGGGAATGAGGTTATTATCGGTAAAGATAAGATTGTAACGGTCTTGGAGGATTGATCATGAGAAAGCTTAATGACACCAACAGGACAAGGAAGAGGAGCGTACGGCACTCGTGGATAAAGGCGGGTCCGGGGATCCAACGCTGCGCTATTTGTGGGATCACGAAGCGAAGTGAGTATATAGACGGGAAGACCGTTCATTGCGTGCATCTATCATCTGGTGAGCTTTACTCTATGACAGGTGAGACGCCAGAATGCAGGGATCTTAGTGAATTTTATTAATCTAAATTACGAAAATATGACATGGTATAATACTTACGAGGAGATAAAAGCCAAATATCCGGATACTGTTTTTGAGGAATATTGGTTGGTAGAAGAAGATGTCGCTAAATTAATGAGGCATGAACCTATTATAAAAGGATGGGCTATAATCAAAAATAATCCTAATATAGATAGTAACATTATATCTAGTAACAAATTAAATATCAATGCTATTGAAGCCGATAAAAATGAGGGCGATGAGCGCAATATATTGTTGCATATTGGGATATTATCCCCATTTAATGATGATCCAGTAATAATAATAAAACAAAAAGGAGTTTAAAATGAAGGAGGAATTTTATAAGTATCAAATGGTGGTCTATGATGGCGATATGTTTGAGGTAGTTGAGACCGCTGATAAAAGTGGAAGAATGAGAATCAGACTATGGTCGGATGAAGTAGATGAGATTATTTGGGTTGATGAGGAGATGGTCGTATCATTAGGTAGAGCTATTAAGTTAAAACTTATTGATGAGGAAAAGGTAGACAATGTAAACGCTTACGATCTTTCCCGTTTCAATAATATTAATAGTGCATCCATCATTAAAGCCCACCAAGAGGAGGTAGCCAAGGCATGTAAGACTGCCGTAGGGAAAGACGGTAGCGGGAAGGACGACCGGGCCGACGGTAAACTCCGGTGGGATCTCCTTCCTTTGGCTGAGATAGAGGACATCGTGAGGGTATATACGGAAGGTGCCAAGAAGTACGCTGATAACTCATGGCAGGATATACCTGATGGGTTCAATCGTTATCTAGGTGCACTCATGAGACACTTGGTCGCTTATACGAAAGGGGAGAGATATGATAAGGAGGGATTCATGCATCTATCCGCCGTATGCTGGAACGCCATAGCGTTATTATATTACGATAAACATAACAAAGGGCTTATAGAATGGAAGAGTCAGGAAAAAGAGTAAAAAGAGTAGTAGATGAGGGATTAAGAGCTATCGACAAAAGAACAGGTAAATACGTTAGGTGATTATATATAATTTTACACTAAAAAAATAACATATAAATAGGAATTTATAAATATTCTATTTATATTTACGCTATGTATTTGGTGGAACAACATATAATTACTATTAATGATAAGAGATATAAGGATTTAGATCGAATATGTTTCTTATCCAAAAATCTGTACAATGCGGCTTTATATATAATAAAGCAGGAGTTTCTTAGTACAGGTAAATGGATAAGAGCTGTAGATCTTAACAAGAAGATGGTAGCAGAGAATAACATAGATTATAGAGCAATGAGTGGGTCATCCTCCCAGCAAGTTCTTATGGCTTTAGACAAGAACCTAAAATCTTATTTCTCTGCTATCAAGGCATGGAAACGTGATAATAAGGAATTTACCGGATGCCCTAAATTTCCAAAATATAAGCATAAAACAAAAGGAAGGAACGTATTTTCTTATTCTTACGCACAGTTTAAACATAGAGGAGGTTTTATCTATTTCCCTAAGAAGGAAGGATTATCTCCTTTAAAGACTAATTGCAAGGAAGGAACTGTAAAACAGGTTAGATTTGTTCCTAAATCCGATTGTTATGTAATAGAAGTTGTATACGAGTCAATTGCAAAAAAACAACTTGATGATAACAACAGAATCATGTCTATTGATCTAGGTGTAAATAATCTTGCCTCTATCGTAACTAACGTAAGCAATAAGCCTATTTTGATAGATGGGAGGAGACTTAAATCCATCAATCAGTATTACAATAAGAAAAGGTCAGATATTCAACAACAATTAAAGAAAGTAAATGGAAAAGAAAATTCGAGACGGTTGATGTCCTTAACAAGAAGGAGAAACAATAAGGTGAAAGATTATCTTCATAAGGCGAGTAAGGAGATAATAAATACTTGCTTGAAGGAAGATATAACAACATTGATAGTAGGTCATAATGATGGATGGAAACAAAATGTTAACCTTGGTAAAAGGAATAATCAGAATTTTGTTTCGATTCCATTTGAGATGTTTATATCAATGTTAAGGTATAAATCGGAAAGACAAGGACTAAGATTTGTTGAAGTAAACGAATCTCACACGTCAAAATGCAGTTCTTTCGATTTAGAATCAGTAGGTCATCATGATACTTATGTTGGAAAAAGGGTAAGAAGAGGTCTTTTTAAGACAAGAGATGGTATTCTTATCAACGCTGACATCAACGGAAGTTATAACATCATGAGAAAAGTAAAGGGGGATGCAGTAATGCCACTCCATACAGGGTTTGGGTATAACCCAGTTAAGAAATTTATTAACTAATTATACGAGTGCAAACTTGTATATAATTACCATACGTTAATGTAATCAAGCGCACTATTGATGATAGCCTATTCCCGATAGTTAAGTATCTCAGTTACAGTTATAATGAATTAAATTATGATTATGTAAAGAATCTGAATTTTGATGTAAACGTAAATTGGGAGCAGCGTAGATATCAGATTGTTAAGGATTTATTATCTAACGATTTCGATGGGAGAAAGATGAGTATAGATGAGGTAGATAATGCTATATTTACCGCTGATTTGATTATTAACAGATTAACAACTATTTGAGATGGTAAGAATTGATTTTTTCACGAAGAAAGACGCTGAGTACAGCGACTACATGCGGTATATTATCGCCAACACATTACAGGAGTATGAGGGTGAGGTCACGTTAAACCAGATCCCGGAGAACAAAGCCACGGAGGAGGAAATATCCAAGTACGGTATAGAGGTATATCCTACTATCATCGTCAGCGGAGATAACATGGATGGCTTTAATAAACTTGAGGGGATGGCCAGAAAAGCTGATCTTATTAACGTCATGTTGTTATACGACAAGAAATAGGCTTATGACGATAAGGGATAAATATTTTGGTTGGAAAGATATATTCTTTGACAGGTTCGTGCATTGTTGTAATGAAAAAAGTGATCAACCACAAGGAAGTAATATACCTCTAGCCAAAATAAACTTCGATAACAAGACAGGATATGTGGAGGACGGGACTATTAATATAGCCGAGCTTCTTCAATATCTTTGGATAAATAATAAGGTCTATGGGTGTGAATATGCACCCATAGATATATCCTCTGTCTTGCAAACATTGATTAGATTGACCGAGAACGCTAAGTTCATATTTGACGACCAACCCGGCATACATGATATGATCCCATATAGAGGTTTTTTTCTTAGAGATGATTTTTTACCCGGGAAAGATTATTCACTTGATTTGGATAAAATAGTGAGCGGGATGGGAGGATGGTATGGGGAGGATGAGGATCCATGTTACTCGATGTTCGTCAGTCAAGATCAGATATGGAACTTGAACCCGATATTGAAGGTATTAGCTGATGAGGGATCTATTCTAGCCAAGGAACTTGGGTATGATATGAACTCATATGTCAGCGATAATGGATACACGATATACAACCCCTACCTCTCGTGGATTAATCATTACTATCATTATTGCCCGACATTTAATGAGGATAAGCTGAAACCTTGGGATAGGGTGGAAGACAGAAAGAATAAATTCAAGATGACGGATAAGGTTAAGAGAGGCGCCAATAATTGGTATTATTCAGGCGGGACTATATCTTGTGTGGATAATTTCTTGGGGAAAGAATACAGGAAAAATCTCCGAACCTTCATATATCGTGGAATAGTATTCTTTTTAGATCGGATATGGCATACACCATTGTTTGAGAAGATGGGCGTGAAAATGAAATACAACGCTTATTATTGTTATGCCGCTACTTCCGGGATATGGTATGATAAGGGATTCAAGGAAAGACTAGCCAAGAGGTTTAACAAGTCGCTGGGCGGCGGCGGGGAGCCGTTCGGGGCTAACCTAGCCTGCATGGTATGTGACCGTAAGGATATCGATTGGGAGGCGCTTCGTCTTTGGCTTGACAAATACGATGATCCTACTGATAAGGGCATGGTGAATAGCCCTATTCAATTTATGTATTTATATCTATATTACTCTTTTAACAAATAAGACATGGAGACTAAAATATGGTGTAAACTTGTATATAATTGCCTAACATTATAATATAATTTAAAAGATGGCAAAGAAACAGTTAAAGATCCCGTTTAAAGACGGGAGACCATGTAAATGGGTTAAGGATGTTCATGATGAGGAACGCGATAATTATGAGCTCGAGGAATGTCTTGAGATACACGGATTCGTTCGTGGATGCTCTTCGGCTGTAATGATATTAAGACCGGCAAATGATCATGGGGAGGATTTTAATTATGTCAAAAGTGTCTATTACCAAGTATTCTTGACAGACAGTAAGGAAGTAATACAGAATATGATGCATGGAATCATATATGGTAAATGGACTTTTGTTAAGAGAGGCGAAAATTTTGGCATTAAATTGATTAAGGTCTTACCTAAGATACATAAAATATCCCTTGATATGATCGCAAAGGATATTTTTAGGTCTGAGAATAAATGAACAATATGAAAGTATTATCATTATTTGATGGGATATCATGTGGATATCTAGCATTACAAAGAGCCGGTATACCTATAGAGACTTACTACGCCTCGGAGATAGACAAGACATGTATAAAGGTAAGTCAAAAACATTTTCCTAATATTATCCGGTTAGGAGATGTCAATAACTGGAGAACGTGGAATATTCCATGGAAAGACATAGATCTGGTCATGGGAGGGTTCTGTTGCCAGAGCTTCTCTAGCTCAGGTAAGGGTAAAGGATTCATGGACGCTCGTGGAAGGCTTTTCTTTTGCTTCTCGGACATCGTAAAGCATTTAAGGAAGGAGACCAAAGGTAAGGTCCTGTTCTTGGGCGAGAACGTCCGGATGCGGGATGAGCACCGCTGGGTGATTACCGAGGAGCTTGGCGTGGAGCCGGTGGAGATCGATAGTGCCTTGGTCTCGGCACAGACCCGGCATCGTCTTTATTGGTGCAATTGGCCGGTAGAAATGCCGAAAGACAAGCATATATCATTGGATGATATTTTAGAGCATGACAAGGGTTGGAATCCGGGAGCCATAAGAGGGAGATATATAGGGACCATTGTCGGTAGAAGGATAGGAGAGGACGGGTATCGAAAGGATTGTGACAAGGACATAAAAATAACGCAATGTCTGGAGATAAGAAAAGATAAGAATACCACTCCCATCAAGAAAAGTAATTGCCTGACAACAGTCATGAAAGATAACGTGATCTCATCACTACCTCCCGGAAGATATCCTAACGCCTTTGACATGAAAGACAAATTCAGATACCTGACCCCGGTGGAGATGTGTAGGCTACAGACATTGCCGGATGATTACCTTGACGGGATAGCCCCAAATACGGTCATGTCTTTAGCGGGTAACGGATGGACAGTGGATGTGATAGCCCATTTGCTAAGAAGCATCGAACGTAAGCAGATAAATGATATTGTAAAGGAATTTCGCAAAATTACTGATGAGCTTATGTTCGGGTCATTAGAAACGGATATAATGTGACATGTGAAGGTAAACACGAGCAAAATGAGACCATACGGAAGAATCAAGACAGTTAAGGGATCTTTATGGAAAAAGGATATACATCCACCGAAAGGGCACAAGAATTGGTGGGATGACATATGCGATCCTGTACCTAGAAGTACTATGAAGCTTAAATTTAAAACAGAGTTAAGAGATGATTATAAACAAGAAATGGTCAATGCCGAACAGCGAGACATTCAGCATAAAACCGATAAGGGAACTTATAGATAAATATCGAGAAGAGGGGATGGTTATAGTGGATCCATTCGCCAGAAACAGCGATATAGGGACAATCACCAACGATCTTGACCCTGATACTAAAGCTATGTATCATAAAGACGCCACAGACTTCCTGCGTGGTCTTAAGGATAATATGGCTGATATGGTATTATATGATCCACCATATTCTTCGAGGCAGGTATCTGAGTCGTATAAAAGACTTGGAGGATCTGTTAATATGCAAACAACGCAATCTAGTTATTGGGCTATGCAGAAGAAGGAGATAGCTAGGATCACCAAGAAAGGAGGGGTGGTCATTACCTGCGCGTGGAACTCCGGCGGTATAGGGGCCGGGCTTGGCTTCGAGCAGCAGGAGATTCTTCTTGTGGCTCATGGGGGATGGCATAATGATACGATTGTTACTGTGGAGAAAAAAATCAAGGATTAGATGAAAGAAAGGATATTCACCACAAAAGAACAGGGGAGGGTGCTGGTCGAGGCCGGCCTCCCTATCTCCACCGCCATCGGCTTCAGAGACAAGTACCTTGACTCATTGCATTCTATGGAGGATGACGCTGGTCGTATAGGACTGATCGAGGCCGTTACCCCGGATATATCCAACCCTGTTTGGGATGTAGGGACGTTACTGAATTTGCTCCCATATGAGATAGAGGGTTGTACATTAGAATGTTATAAGCTAAAACATGCATGGTCTGTAGCGTATAGAGACATAGACGAGATCCCTATATATTGGAGTAGCGAGAGACTTCTTATAGATACATTATTTTCACTGATAACAACATTATTAAAAAATGGATTATATGAGTATAAAACAAACAGCAAGAATAAGGTACAAAACGGAGGATAATCCTCCTATGGAAGGTGTTCCTCTTATAGGATACAGCAAAAAATATGACTGTTGGGTAGCGTTAGTATACAGAAAAGGGGATAACTATTACACCAATATGGAGTGCGATGTTGAATATAAGACATCTCCTCCAGATGAATACGAATACGTATATCCGTGAGAACTAGAAGGGATATATTTATATTTAAGCATGATTAATATTATTTTAATATTATTCATGCTTTTATTTTTGTTTAAATCCTATCTTTGTATCAGTATTAAAAACCAGATTGTTATGAACAAATTGATCTTGAACGATATCCAAGACCTGTGGAGGTGGAGGGAGAAGATAAACATTGATGACTTCAAAGAGGATCCTATGGCTGAGGATATGCCATTATATTTCCCGTGCGCCGTCGTATGGCATGTGGATTATGGTGAGCATGACGCTGATAATTATGTATGTTATGGATTTGTTTATGTAGCAGAAATATTAGGGATATGAGTGTTAAGAGACAGATATTTATTAATAACAAAGGCATTGATGGGGAGATAGCTAATAATATGACATTTGATTTCGATTTCAATGTTGACAAGAATATTCTTGAAAAAATAAAAGCAAAGAAGGAGAGCAATAAACTAAATACAAAAGATTGGGCGCTGTTCTCGCTTATGGTTTTGTTTATTTTTGCGATGGGAGTTGTAAGTGGATGGTTGGCGTTTAATTGTTTAAATCATGGATAATTTAAAAGACATACAAGATATAACCGGTCTTACGTCAGAAGCTATATTCAATATACGTAGACCTGTTGATTATATGTGTAGTGATATAGACAGTCATATAAAAGATATCGAGACACAATGTGATTATATTATGGATGGGGACGAGGAGGATGTTAAATACTATTCAAAATCAATCAAATCAGACGTAGATTCTTATTTCGAGGATATACGGTCAAAGGTCGAGAATCTCCGTGATTGGGGAGAGCAGTGGAAAGTACTGGCTAAAGACCTGTTTAATAAGCTGCTGGAAATAGATAGCGATAATACTATAGACAGCTATCTATCTTATAAGGCATTGGAGAAGATTAAGGAACATTTTAAAAATCAATAAATATGAAATTACTATTTTTCGATTTAGAGACAACCGGGGTTAAGTTCTGGAGAAACGGGATACACCAAATAGGAGGGATCGTGGATATCGACGGGCAGGAGGCCGAGAGGTTTGACATTCGCCTAGCCCCGAACCCTGCCGCTACGATAGAGCAAGAGGCACTGGACGTGGCTGGCGTTACCTTGGAGCAGATACAGTCGTATCAGCCTATGGAAGACGGGTACAGGCAGTTAGTTGGTATATTATCCAAATACGTGAATAAGTTCGATAAGAGGGATAAAATGTATTTAGTGGGGTATAACAACGCTGGATTCGATAACAGCTTCCTACGGGCTTTATTTACCCAATGTGGGGATAAGTATTTCGGATCATGGTTCTATCCTAACTGTATGGATGTATATGTTATGGTGACACCGTTCCTGATGGGTGTAAGAAACGATATGGAGAACTTTAAGTTGATGACCGTAGCCAGAACTATGGGTATTGAGATCGACGAGAATAAGCTCCATGACGCTACTTACGATATTGAGCTGACTAGAGATATATTTTATAAGATAATCAACAAAATGGATGTTAAGTTATGAGGGGAATTTTAGAGGCTATGCATGATTACCCGGATGAGGCGCTTGGGTTGTGTTTCTTTTTGATAGTGATTGTCTGGTTGTTGTCAGGTATATTCGAGAAAAATGGATGATAAGATTAATGAGATACTGGATCTCCTGAGATCTCAGAACGAGATGATTAAGGATATCCACGATTATGTGAAAGAAGTTACCAGCGAGAAATATATAGGGGAGTATAGAATGACCAGCTTCTCTATTAACTTGGCCGCTGATATACTTACCGAAGCCATTAGCCCTAAGATAAAAGGGATGATGGTGGATTTATTAAGGAAACAGGGATGGAAAACCGAATGAGACATGGGAACATATGAGAAGAAGGTAAATCAGTTAAAAGATTTGATGGTAAGGAAATACAAATCGGCTTACAACAAATCCAAGGAAATGGACATAGATATAAGCTCGATGACATATCTTCCAGAACCGGACGTATTCAATGTTATGTATACTGAGCATATGTCCGTTATTCTTGATCGGGTCAATAAGATCATAGATGAGAATAAGGATAAGCTCAAGAACCCAACTTGCGCCACTTGTGTACATCTACATGATCGGGAATGGGCGAAAAGATACGGGAAAGTATGCTGCTCCATTTGGCAAGTGTGCGACCATTATATAAACCCTAACAGGAAATATGATAGGGAGCAAAAGACTTATACGAGACGCCCAAGCAATAAGGCTTGTCCTAATTATGAATATGGTGATGATAATTTTGAAAACAGAAAAAGATGCTTAAAGAAAAAGAATACCCGATAAACAGCTATGGCCCAGTACGCACCAACAAAGACCGGACGTGCGTCTGCTGTGGCGATACGGTTCCCGCTGGTAGCAGCAGGATGATGCCGAGGAACGCCAAGTCCAGTTATTGTCTATGCATATCTTGCTTCAAAAAATGGAAATCTGTTGGTGGAGATCTTAAACTGATGGACAATCTCAGCAATGTGAAGAAAGAGCATATCATATATATGTCTAAGATCATGAAAGGTAATTGTGACATTGTTAAAGGTCATAAGCTTTATATAGCCCTAAAGAAGGCGATAAACGAGAAGAAGGTAGCCGTTATCAGATTCGATACCGACCAACCGATATGTATATCGACAAGAATCATGAATCCTTCATTCGGGGTGATCATGGACGAGTACGGTAAGGATATATTCCAAGGTAACCTTAAGCTAATTAATGTCCCTAAAGGTGTCAAGGATCTAATAGTTAACTATATAGAAAAATATCGTAAATTATGAACTTCAAGACATTTGTATTCATGATCCTTACATTCAGGAGAGTAGATCCTATACCTAAGAACATAGGTCTTATGTTGAGTATAACATTCTGGATATCTATAGTATGGATAATATCCAACTTTGCTATATTGATAATGAGATTAATAAAATAGACAAGATGAAACAAGGAGACGTGATATACAAGAATGGCATGGAGCTGCTTGTAGTATTAAGTTACGACCATAATGAGCCACGTAAGGGCTGTTTCTTCTACAAGAATAAGGCGTGCGGATCAGAAAAACTGATAAAATGCTGGGATTGTAAAAAGGAATATATATTCACGGCTATACGTAAATATAATACGACTGAACTGTGCGGAATAGTAAAAAGATATGAGGAGACGTATAAGATAATACTTAAAACAATCAAGAAGATTGAGAAAGAATGTCAAAAATATGTTATCTGGGATACTGTGCATGTGATGTTGAAAGATGATGGAGAGCTTATTATAAAAGCCTTATCCAAGGATAAGTCCGTGCTTTTAAATGATTTCATTATATATGTCAACAATAATGGGAGTATAGATGAAGAGGACTATGATCTATTATTAACTAAATAATTGATAGTACAAATGGACAAATCAAACAAAATAGAGAATCTAGCAAACAAGTATGTTGAAAGGCATATAAGAGATAGACATCTAAGCGATGATACGATAAAAGAAATAAAATAGCTTATATTATGATTATAAAAGATTTTATAGCTATTGTCGATAAATCTACATCAATGAATGAAGATGATATAATATACGTCGTTAACAACATATCATCAATATTATATGAACCTGTAGAAATCTCTAATACCGATAAAAAAATATTGGAGATAGGGATAGCGCTAGGCCTAAAGGGCGCCATATCATGTATATTTGGTTCATTATTAAAAGATGACTGCAATATAAAAGATGAGATAATTGATATATCTAAACATATAAAAGAAAAATTAATATCAAATAAGATGGAATGAATCACGCTAGTCTTTTCTCAGGTATAGGAGGCTTTGATTTAGCCGCTAGAGAGGTAGGATGGAACAATGTCTTTCAATGCGAGATAGATCCATTCTGTCAAAGTGTATTAAAATATTATTTTCCAAAAACAGTATTATATGAAGATATTAAAAGAACTGATTTCACTTCATGGAAAGGGAAAATCGACGTGCTCACCGGAGGTTTCCCTTGTCAACCATTTAGCGTCGCTGGACAACGAAAGGGAGCGGATGATAACCGTTATCTCTGGCCGGAAATGCTTAGAGTCATACGAGAGACAAGACCGCTCTGGATTATTGGCGAGAATGTTGCTGGAATCACCAATATGGTTCAACCCGGTAGTGAAACTGACGTGGAAACGAAAAGTGATCAAGATGAAGAAAATTACAAGGAAACGATACTTGAGCAAGAATATATCATCAATACCATCTGCGACGATCTTGAACGTGAAGGATATTCCGTCCAACCGATCATTGTTCCAGCTTGCGGTGTCGGAGCGCCACATAAACGGTATAGGATATGGTTCATTGCTTCCGACTGTTCAGACGCAAGGGTTGAAGGTTTGCGACAAGGACGGGAAGACAAGATTCATGGATTTGAGTTCACTTCCCAAACAAGGGATAAAATACGGAGACTTATTACCGACACCAGTGGCCTCAGATCACACAGGTTCTTGTACGATAAGGAAGATGACAAAAAGCAACGGAGCACCGAGAACAGACTCTTTAAGAAATATGCCTGCCGTGATTGGGACGGACGGGGATCGACTCAATGGAAGAGTTTTCCAACTCAGTCCCCTATTTGTAGAGGAAATGATGGGCTACCCTTTAATGTGGACAACCTTACCATTCCTTACGGGAAATGGAGAAAAGAATCAATAAAGGCTTATGGTAATGCCATAGTGCCGTTGATAGCGGTGAAAATATTCGAGATGATAAATAAAATAGAAGGATATGAACAACAAACAACTTTATAAAATAACATTGACAAGGGAACAACTGATGCTGATATCCCGGTGCGTGGAGGACATAAGCAGATACGCAGCCGGAGACATGGATCTTCAGCATACCACGGAAACTTTGATAAATGATATGGATAGAACGGAAACGCTGGGGATAAGAAGCTTTATAGTCAATAACTCACGAGCGATAAGAAGAAGGTTGTTCCCGGATCTCGAAGACTATAAACATATAGGGTATGATGGAGGTAGTAAAGATATGATCAATAGAAAGAGACTTATCGGAAATACCTACCAGATATATAGATCTATACTGCATCAGCTAGCTATTGACGAGAACTGGAATAACGTGTATAGCGATATTACGTTACCTTCAGGTGATATGGGGACGATTAAAGTGGAGAGGATTGATGATGAAAAGAAAGATGAGGATGTTTAACGGGAATATGGCGTGGAAGGCAATCCAATGAACACTGTGCCGGACGGGGCGGTAGCCGTTACCCTTTCCCTTGCGGCGAGGAGAGGGGGGGGGCTTCCTGCTTGTGGAGATAGACCGTCAATTCTTTGATGAGATGATAAACAGATTTAATAACAATAACATTAAAATAGATAGGATATGAATAAGATTGAAGAACTGGAAAAACAGTTAAAAGAAGAAATGAGCAAGATACAAGTTGACCTAAAGGAGAAGTATAAATGGATTGTTGGAAAATATGCCAAATATAATGATTCTTTTATAACAAGAATAGATGATATACATCATATCCCTATGTTTTCTAAAAATGGCTATACGACTGATTTAAAACCAGATGATTTTATTTTCGTAAACGGCACTGTAGTTCGTTACTCTGTCAATAGTAATTGCTATTCTTTAGCAAAAGAAAGAATACAAGTGCAGATAAAAGACATAATAGATATGCCTGATGGAGAATTTGAGAATCTAGTAGAACGGTTGTTTAATGAAGCAAAAAAGAACTTACTATGAGCCTGTTTGTATGCGCTAAATGCGGTTGCGTTGATAATACCGCTACGTCTAGTTATTGGATGTTGACAAACGAGTATATGGTGGATAAATTCGACTATGCCAAGGAACTACAGCCGTACAAGGGCATGGGGCTGTGCAGTGAATGCGGGAGGCTGGCTACCAGCCCCGACGGCCGTGATGTCGTGGTGCCCGGAAAATGGCACGGGAAGTTCCCGAAGAAGAAAGCTACCGAAGAGCAGTTAAAGAAAGTAGAATATAAAAGTTTGATAAGATGAATACAAAGAGGAATAAGATAAAAAAAGGAGATACCATGATATATGAAGAGAAGAGATTCATGGCTGTCTCAGAGATAGAGAAAGAATGTTGTACAGGATGTTGTTTTTATGACAATGGAAATTGCCAGTTAGAAAACCCAAATTGCTTTAACAGTGGTATTATATGGGTGCAAAAAGAGGATTATATGAGCGAGATCAGTGAAAAGGCTATTAAATTGGCTATAGAGGCCATGAGACCTATCCCCGTGTATTCGTCACCATGCTACAGCGTAATTGATAACAGATCGCCTGAGGAAAAGCATGAGGAAGACATGAGGTTTTGTAAGGAGTTTAATAACCTTAGATGTGAGATGCTTATTGATATGGCTAAGAAAATAGAAGAGTATTTATTACAAGATATATAATATGAAGAAAATAATAGGGATAGATTTTGATGGGACGTGCGTAGTAGACTCATTCCCTTATGTAGGAGACAATATCGGAGCCGCTAAAGTATTGAGAGAATTGGCTGATAAGAATCTTCTGATATTATATACGGTAAGAGATGGTAAATATCTACAGGATGCCGTAGACTGGTTTAGATACAATCATATCAATCTGTATTCGGTAAACTACAATCCTGAGCCAGTATCATCATCACCAAAAGTGTATTGTGATTATTATATAGATGATAGGAATATCGGCACTCCACTTACGGATAAAGGATATGTGGATTGGGATAAGATGCTGGTGCTATTAAGACAAAAGAACTTATTATGAAGACAATAAAAATGAATATCAAAAGATATAAGGAGATTATAAGGAAAAAGGATATACTAACACGAGCCTTATCAGAGGCTCGTAAATTAAACAAATCAATAATATGGGGATGAAATATCATTAGGCAGAATACCTCATCGTCTAAGAACCGTAAAATAAAAAATGATGTTATTATGGCTACTAAGAAACAGATATTAGAATCAAATGAATTACTTCAACAAAAAAGAAAGGCTTATCATCTTTCAGATGAAGGATTCGAGGAATATAAAAAGTTCTTGTCAGATCCCGATCAAAAGAAATTTTGTTTCAAGGGATATTATTATGTAGAGGTAAAGGAGCAGGATGATAAAGAGCTATTAGGAGCAATGGGACGAGTAGTATATGAATAAAGTAAGGTAATTATATATCATTTAAATTTTGAATCATAAAAAAATATAAATTGTTAATAACAGATTTAGATGGGACACTGATTGAAACATTGTCAGGAGATACATTCCCTAAAGGTATATGGGATATGAAAATCAAACTCTACGTATTTGAGGCTATCAAAAATTACGCTCCTGATGATATACTAATCATATCAAATCAGGGAGGTATAGAAAAAGGCTTCGTAGACAAAGAGATGTTTGAATATAAATTCGATTATATATCAAGCGCATTGGAGGATTATACCAATATATCCGTATACAACTTTTATTGCGACAACAATGATAAAGATAACATCAATAGGAAACCAAATACGGGGATGATAGACCAGTATATGGATTATATCAAATTCATAAATGATAATGTAGATGAGGAAAATAAGATCATATACGATACTATCATGATGATCGGGGACGCTTCCGGGAAAGAAGGGCAGTTCTCCGACTCCGATAAGAAAACGGCGGAAAACTTCGGGTGTGAGTATATGGATGTGGATGATTTTGTGTATAAGTATAAGGGCTGATAACAGTAGAAGGATAGGGTGATAATCTCCTATCCTTCTATTATTTTAACCAAACATCTTGCCTCCGAACCAACAAAGTTTTTGCCATTTTGGGTAAAAACCTTATAATCAATATCATCTACCTCCCTCTATCAAAATACCAATTAGCGTCCTCCCCAGACTCATCCTTATCCCTGCCTCCTAAGAAGAATCCCATCGTCATGCCGTTGGTCATCAGCCAGTAGTCGGATGTCTGCTTAATATCCCTAGCCGTCTTGATATTATACCATTGCTTACCAAATGAGAACTTCATGAGCTGCCTCCATAGCTTGCTCTCGCCCTTATACACGCCGGTCTGGACGGTAGCGAACGGATCCCAGTTCCGAGGATCGGTGAGATCACCTAGCTTCCGGGCCGTGACCAGCGGGTCTTGTAACATATCTATAGCGTTAAGCTCCATAAACGGGGATGTCTGGGAAGCGATCTCATTGATCGTCCTGAATCCTATATAGGTAATGAACTGCCCGAACCAACTATCCTCATTATCCTCCCTGTATCCCATCAACGCCCGTCCTATGGCTATCATGGTAGCGAATACCGCCATATTAACAAGCGATCGCTTGATGTTGGTCTGCTCATAAGGATTAAGACTATGATATTCTTTCAGCACGTCATGTATTTCCCTCATCCTGCCTTCTGACATCATATTATAAATATCCCCGGCGAATCTCCATAACGTTCTCATGTATCCTTCCTCGAACTGGTTGGTCTGGAAATTGAAACCGGCTTTCTTATACGCCCGCTGCACGGCCAATATAAACCATCCACGATGAGGCAGGACCATATTAAGGATAGCGTTCCGGCTAGCCCCCACCCGGTTCTGCTCGTTCAAGGCGCCGTCGCAGATCTGCACCATACTCCTTACCCTACTGGACAAGGTGGGTATATATCGGTCTATAATATCCTTGTTAGCCTCGTTCTTAGCCACGATCTTTCCGTCCTTGACGTCTACCATGTTCCACATAGAATAATCCCTTAAACGCTCCCAATCACGTTTAGCCTCGTTAGCGGACATATTCCTGTCCTTCATCATCATCTCCTTGAAATTGGAGTATGACCAGAACTGACCCTCGTATAGGCGGGTATCATCCATGACCGAGATAATGACCTGCGGATCCAACGGGGAGTTAAGAACCTCCATCATCTTAAACGGCAGGTCCCGGAATAAGGTTCTCCAGATTTTGTTATACGCTGCCGATCGTACACGGTTACGGACATTGAACACGCCTAGAGCCTCTCCAACGACATATAGCTTGTTGGTGCGGTTTATATCCCCGATCTCCGACACGTACGTACTTAACTGCTTCTGGGCTTCCCCATAGGCGTATTTCATGGAGTCCTTGCTTATATACTGCCCTACCATACCCTCCAAAAGGAAGTTGGCCTGCCCGGTAAGGGCGCCGGTAGCCGCGACGAATGGGGAGAAGCCTAAGTTGGATTTGGATACGAATTTGGTAAACATAAGAGCCAGCTTATTAAGATCGACCTTATAATTACCTATATTCCATTCTGCCCGCTTATTATTTATCCTAACATCATAGATACTGGCGTTAACCCAGTCCTGAAACATTCTATAGGCGTGAGTGGCCTCTGGGTTCTTACCGCCGTCGTATTGCGTCTCCAGCATCATGTTCCTATATCCCATGACATCATCCAAGGCCGCCCTCTTATACTTGTAAGAGGTCGCTTGTAAGGACAACATGGAATAAGAGTAGGCGAAGTCATGGGACACGTCATCGGCGTTCTCCAACTTACTAAGATAGTATTTGGGGATCATACGATATTTGTTATCGTTCTCATCAATCCCTCCCAGGTCTTGCCCCTGACCATGTATAGGGTCATCCACCCTCTCGCCAACGATATCACGTACGGCGTTGCCGATGGCCGCCTTCGGGTCAACCCCGGCCTGCACCATCCTCTCCACGCCGCCCTTGGATATCTGTGGTATTTGGTAGATGTTCCGGAATCGCTCATCATAATCCTCCATAGCCTTATGGCTTATGTTAAGAAGCTCCTTCCTCATCTCCCACTTATCCTTATTGATCGTAGCTTCCTCCCCTTCGTTGGTAATACCGTATTTCTTGAAGAAAGCCTCGTTCTTGTACTTATCGAACCTAGGCGTATGATATCCATAACCCAGATCGGGATTATAATTAGGATTACGGAAAGAACTCTCGGCGTCAGCCTCATCAAGCCACTGGTTATTGATCGTCAGATCGATCATATTAATATCAAACCCGAAACGGGATACGCTCTCTTCCTTAGATATACCATTTTCTATGGCATCAAAGAACTCGGATACCTTATACGTACCGTTATTTATCTTCCTGACAAAGCCAGAATACCCCTTGGGAGAGTATCTCCTCATATAAGGATACAGCCGGGTCCTGGCGTACTCGACAAGGATCTTATCAGCCTTACCCATCGCTATGTCGTTAGCTAGCTTATTATTGAAGTCAGGACCGTATTTCCTTCTCAAAAACGATACCTCCACGGTCGTCCATGACGGATTCTTCCTAGATAGCTTAGCGGCCATCCTATCCACCTGACTCCGGGAGCGGGCAGACATATGTCCCTTGGCGAATTTAATCTCATCCATACCCTTGTCGTATACCATGGCATCCCTTAAAGCGTTACGGTAAGAATCCGTGACTCCACTCTCCACCGTATCAGGCATATCCATCTCAATAGCCTCAGCGGAAGCGGCGGCGTTAATAACGCTCTTAGCCTCAGCCAGACGATCATATAACTCGTTTATCTTTCTTAATGAGGCGGATCCACGTAACCTATCGAAATCATATTCCCCGTATCTCGTGCTATCCCGGTACTGGATAAGCAAAGGCCTTAGCTGGTCATTGATCTCGTTTATTGTCGCCATCGCCTCCTCTACCTTCTCTATCCTTGATGATGATACAGATTGCTCCGTGATCTTATCAACAAGATTCTCGTAATAATCACCCTCCTCGGATCCCCACATATCCTTAGAGAAACCAAGATGACCGCCAGCTAGCAGGAACTCAAACGCAGCCTTGCCGCCCTCGGACCGCTCTATCCCACGAAGTATCTCCTTGAATTCCGCGGAAGCCTTACGACCCTCGTTGGTATTCCCGAACTCCTCGGCCCATGCCTCGTCCCATGCCTTGATCTCCTCGGACATCATCAACGCCTCGGACCCCGTTTCCTTTGGTGTCCCGTCGGAATACCACTCGCTCTTGGCTATAGCCCTGTCACGTAAAATATCCAGATAAGATCTCCAAGCTATAGGATCGGATTGAAACGCCTTCCAATCGACCTTCCCGTTCCTCACGAACTTATCCATAGCCACATACCGGCTCCTGCGGATACGGGTCATGAAATCGGACGTAGCTTGCGATACCCTACGACCCAGTCTTTCCTCGACCTTCTTATTGACTTTCTCGATCTTATCGTAATAAGCCTGCACCATAGGTTTCTCCCGGTTCTCATCCAACCACTTATTTATCGTATCCAGATACCGTTGCTGATCCTCGAACGTCATGTCCGAGATATCGAAATTCTGGATGGTAGGCTTGAATATATGATATACCTCCTTAGTGATAGGCTTATCCCCGTCATATCCTACTATGTCGTCACGGGTCTTCACCTTAAGGCCTCTATCGGATAGAAGAAGGTCGATAAGTTGTTTCTCGGTCTTACCCGTAACATTCTTAAGATCATATATATCGATAATAGCCTTAGCCTGCTCGGTCCTGTATAGTAAATCGTATTTGGCGAAATCACGGGACGAGTCAAGGTAATCCGAGTTCTTCCCATTTATCTTCTGTATAAGATCCTCATTATCCTTTATCCCCCATCCACGCTCTTTCATCATCCTAGTCATCTTATTGATATTAGATATACCTTCGATATGGGCTTCATTATGGGCCTTGGCTAGACGTTGGCCTAACATACCTAAAATAGCGTTACCACTATGCTCCAGCGTACCAAAGAACCGGGACATGACATTGATATCCTTATGGATGTTATTTATCAACTTCTTTATCCCATTCCAATATCTTTCCGGGATATTAAACATCCTGAGCTGTCCATCCAGCCAGTCCTCATTACGATCACTTCGAAGAGCATTTATATCAGACATGGATGTCTCAGCCATACGTAATATATCATCCATATCCTCTACCATACCAACCTTATTGCTGCCATAATAATCAGCCGCCTGATTATTGACGAATCCACGAAGGTTCCTGATCAGAGGAACTATCTCCCCATATACGTTATCGATAACCTGTATCGTCTCATAATCCAATCCTTTTCCGCTCTTACGTAGGCTACTGGCGACAGTGACCAAATACTCCACCTCAGCCTTGGCGGTCGCTATGACGCTCTTGGTGGATAATAGGTTGTTATTCTTATTTAGCTCACCCCCGACTTGTCTTACCTTCTCGCCTATATCACGTAGAAGGGAGATACTCTCACCGATCCTCTGACTCTGGCTTGACCTCATCCTCTGCAATCTGGTATATAGTCTTTCCAATGACCTACCGTTCTTGATCAGCTTATTAGCCACATCAACATCCGATAATGAGTACATAAGATGGTCGCTATCCTTTAACAGAAGCACGTCAAATGCGCTTGGATCATCAGCTAACGCCGACTCCTTTATCCTATCAAGAACCTTATTCAAGTCTGATCTTTGGGTAGAGAAGAAATTCCTTATAGCCCGGATTATCCTGCCAAACAAGGAGAGCTGGGCGTCCTCGGACGAGGCCAGATCCTCCACCGCCTGTTCCATGCCCGGTACGAACCGCTGGGCCAACGTCTTACCTAGGATCTCCCGCTTCACCATCCGATCCAGTTCCTCCCCTTGGTATTCCTTCCCATACACCTCATAGTAACGACCGGCGAATTGATTCCATAATGGCGTGTCGACAACAGAGTCCAGAACCTCGTCAATCTCCTGCTGATTACGATAAGTATCGATCAAGAAGTGAGCCACCTCCTCATTAAGATCCTCTACCGTAGCTCCCTCAGCCAGGGCAATAACCCCATTAGCCATATCGGATAAGGCCCTAGCCGAAGGCTCGACACCATTACGCATCTTATACTTATCCATATATTCGGACATACCCATCACACGGATACCTAACGTGGATAAGATGTTGGTGATATCAGTCCTGTTCTGAAGATCCTCCGCCTTCTCATTCTCAATAACCCCACGGACATTACTTCCGTACAAGGCGTTATCCTCCATCATCAACGACAAGGCTAGCTCCATGAACCCATCATACTTATTATTAAGCTCCTCAAACTTACCTTGCCTTAACATGCCCTTTATCTCCGATCTGCTTACCGTAACCTTCTCCCCCGATGTCGTGATAAGATCAAGATCATTACTTACCTCCGTATCAAAACCTATAGAACCCAATACGTTCATTTCGGAGGACTGACTTCCAAACCTATTCCTTAGCCTAGACAAGGCATCCATAGCGTTATAGATCTTAAGACCATCGGAGTTGCCGGCCCCTGTAAGATAATACCTATCCCCTAGCCTTATACGCTCCCCGCTCAACAGACCTTTCTTGATAAGGTAATTGACAAACCCTCCGCGGGTACTTATATTAGAATCTGAGCTGATGCCAAGGACCGGGATGAACGAATCACTGTTGTTAAGGGTTATAGAGGACGAGCCAAAGGAGATGTCAGCCGTACCGGACGGGACGTCGCTCTCCTCGACACTGCCGGCCAAGAACCCGGCCTCGATCCGCCCGCCGGACGAGCCTTTTGTGGCGTTGGCGTAAGAGTCGTATATCTTGCCGTCATCCGATTTAAAGAACAGGCGAGGCTCACCGGAATCATACACCAATCTTGAAGATGGGGGCGTATAATCTTCAATATCATTTAACGGCAAGACATTACCAGAAAATATGATCTCCCCATCTATATTTCCGCCCTTCACCCTGATATTAGGTCGTTGACCGGTAAAAGCGCTTTCCACGGCCTTCCATAACATACGGGCTGTCTCCTTAATATCTATATTCTCCCTGATAGCCCTTATATCATCCCATGACGCCTCTTTCAGTATCGTATCGCCAATATTATCCTCGTTTATGGAATCCAGATCCACCTCCTGTACCGTAGATGTATCTACCACAGCCATATCATTGACATCACCTACCTCTCCGGAGGTAAGATAAGCCACGACATTGTCGCTATTCCCGAGACTTCTGGCCAACGCCGGGGCATCCATATCGCTTATGGCGGACAGGACCTTGGCTGACATAAGTTGCCCCCACTCGCTAGCGTTAAGTTTGGCACTTATGGATCTGGCGGCCTCCTTATTCCTTGGTACGGATCTCGTCCAGTTCCCGAACTTAGACCTAAACTTATCGTTATAAATAGTCATATAAGCTTCAGCGGCCTTATTAAGGTCACTTACGGCGGCTATACCCGCTATCTTATCGAACAAGGTGGATACCTCGCCGGAAGGGGTCAAGACACGGGTTATCTTACCCTCCTTATTCCTTTTAATTACGCAACTCGACATAACTTCATGTTTTTGACAAAGATAAACAAAAAGCCCCCACAAATAAGCGGAGGCTGATATTCTTATATTCCTTATAGAATTTATGACTTAATCCGTATTCTTGCTATTGATGAACTCACTAACGCAATCACCAGCGAAGCCGGCTATATACGCTGCGTGTTCATCCTCTCCAACCTTAAATCCAAGAGACATGTTGCAAAATTGGCATACGCTCATTGCTATATGGAATGACTCGTGACATATATTTCTCATTATTAAATCATCGTCGCTCGAAAAATTCCAAAGTATGGCAAATTTATCATCATCGTCCCTATCCCTTACCAAATTCACGAAAGACGCCTCCTTATCCATATCATCTTCATCTCCCCATTTCCCCTCGTGTTCAGGTTCCATATTCTCGAAACGATCACACAACGTCTTATAATCTAATCCAACCGTGATAATCAAATCCAACGGATATATCACGAAATCAAATTTCTGCTCCCTCATAACTTTCTCAATTTCTCTATTACCTCAAAACACATCTTACGATCTTTAACAAAGCCACTGCTTTTAAACAGAGGATCAATACTTCTTTTGGTCATCTATATATTTTTTAATAACTGATTCTGATATATGTCCTATTGTTTCCACATAAAATGATCTTGTCCAAAGCGAAGGTAGCCTTTTTCTTATCGTTTCAAATTCACTTCTTAAAATAAACGATGTGTACCCTTTTAATTGTGAGACAATGTGAGATATAGAATCTGAAGGTGTCGCCTTTATGAATATATGGATATGATCAGGCATTATTTCCATATTTTCAATAACCCACCCATTCTCTGTAGATTTAAATAAAAGAAGTTCTCTTAGTCTGGATTCTATCTCACCAGTTAATATTTTCCTTCTGTATTTAGGGCACCATATTATATGGTATCCTATATCGTAAACACTACTTTTATTAGTTTTCCATCTTTTATCCATATTTTTTATTGCAAATATAAGAATTATTATTATATTTGTGTCATAAATATAATTAAAATGATTTCATACAAGTACAATATATATTATTCTAAGAAAACAAAGTATCTTGATAAGATGCTTTGTGAATGTTGTTTTGTATAGAATCATGCTTTAGCTCTACAACGTAGATATTACAAACTGTTTGGAAAGTATGTTTCAGTTGGCAAGATGCAAAAACATTTTGCCAAAAGGATTAAAAGAATCTTACTTCATTCCCAAACAACACAAGAAATTCTTCAAAGATTAGATTTCACATACAATCGTTTCTTTAAGAAGTTGGCTAAACGACCACCTAAATTCAAAAGATATGATTGTTTCAACTCTTTTGTTTTTAAACAAGGTGGGTTTACTCTAAATGGTAATATTCTCACAATCAACAAAGGAAAGAAACGTTTTAAGTTTTCATACAGTAGAGCATATGAAGGTAATGTTAAACAAATAAGAATAGTCAGAGAAACCTGTTCCCGTTTTAGTTTGATTATTGTTACAGATCATAATCCAACAAACTCTTACAGAAAGACATATGATGGTGCATCTGTAGGATTGGATTTTGGTCTGAAAACTTATCTAACTAAAAGTGATGGGAGCAAAATCGATTCTCCTTTATTCTTCAAACAATATCAAAATAAGATTAGAAAACTAAACAAACGGCTTTCTAACGCAAAGAAAGGATCTAACAATATAAGAAGGAGACTGTTTGAACTCCAACAAACGTATCGTAAAATAAACGATCTTCGATCGGATTTTCAATGGAAATTAGCTCATGAATTGTGCAAGCGATATGATTATATTTTCATTGAAGATCTAAACATTGAAGGAATGAAACGTTTGTGGGGGAAGAAGATTTCCGATCTCAGTCATTCTTCTTTTATTAACAAACTTACGTATATCGCTTCAAAGTATGGAGTGATAGTACATAAGATTGACAAATGGTATCCTTCCTCAAAGACTTGTGAATGCGGGTTTGTTAATAAAAACCTGTCGTTGAGAGATCGCACGTGGGTATGCCCGGCGTGCGGTTCAGTCAACGATCGTGATGTTCTTGCAGCCCGTAATATTCTTCGGAAGGGCATTTCCGAATTGGAGAGCAAGAGTAATTCCATCGATAGTAATATCGGGGTTTCTTACGTCTGTATCCAAGAATCCCACTGCCTTTAGGCGTGGGAGTATGTCAAACTCAATCCTACGATACAACTGCCTTACGCCATCTATCGTAGTCCAATAACGACCACCCTCTCGGTGCAGGAACTCACTCATTACCTTAGTGTCAGCCACATCATGTAAATCGTATGAACTGAAACATAACTTACATATATCGTCAAGATCAAAATAAGTAACCTTATTATACGACATACAACGGATTTGTCTCCCATCAGGAACCTGAACATCGAAAACATTTATCTTCTCCATATTAAAAAACAGAGGGATGCCGATCCCATCACAGACCGGTATCCCTTATAATAAATTAGCGACGAAAAGCATGGTGATGGACATGCGCCACAAATGTAATTACAAAATTCGTAAAAACAAAATATCAAGGACAATCACCTATGCATTCGCACGGAGCATCGCTTTTCAAAACCCCATACACCCGATTGTCGCTAGTCAGCCATCGTTTGCCGTCACTCGTAATATAAGCCTGCCGGCATCCCTCCTGATTCACCGTGAGCGTCTTCTTAATACCTTTTGGAGTTGTTATCTCCAGCTCAAGAGTCCGATCAAGACCGTTGTTCATCACCGAGCCAAAGGAAACGGGGGCGCTTCCGGCCCCGGACCCCGGACTGACGGTCAGAGGCTGGTCCGTTACCTCGCCTACCCCGTCCTTCCAATTAATATTCAAATCATTAGCCATAGTTGTATTATTTTTGTTCTATTGCAAAGATAGCAAAACAAATAAACCCCAACCGGCTTTAGTCGATCGGGGTCTGAGTAAGAGAAAAGAAACTGATTATCGTCCCATCATTCTCAATACGGTTCTAGCCGCAGCTTGCGCCCATGTCCAGCTGTCATTAGATGTTACGTTAACCGTCTGTTGAGTACCATTTACATCCAAGTTAATAGTCTCCTTGTCAAGCTCGATAGTAGAGTCTCCAGCGGCTTGCGTTACCGTCACGTTGGCTGTCTGGCCACCAGCGGCAGTTACCTTCAATGTAGCTGTCAGTTCCTCGATCGTGACGTTGGCCGGTACGTTCGAGATCGTGATGCTCCAAACGAACTCGCCAGCGGCTCCGGGATCGTCGGCGATAACCGCTCCGTTAGCCGTAGTCTTTCCAGCCGCCGTGTAGTTATCCGGGAGTTGTAACGTAAGCCCATTCTCCTCAGCCGGCGTGACCGCGAACGTAAGCTTAGTACTGTTGGACTTACCGGTGATGGTAACATTACCGCCTGTCTTTTGTACGGAAGCGTTAGGGCTGTCTGATCTTACCACCTCAGCAGCCGCTGCCTGATTAACTACCAACGCCTTCTTAGCCCCGCCGTTCGTGGTGACCGTAAGGTTGATAATGCGTTGAAGACGACCGGTGTGTTTCTCACCGGAGAAATTAACCGCCTGATCTCCTGATCCTGATACCGGGTCGACGGTTACGAAACCGAATTTTTGTGATGCCATACTTAAATATATTTACAAATGTCATTTTATTATGCCAAAAATAACTTGTATCATATCACAAGCCAAATATAGGGGGGGGGTAGATACGACTAGCCCTGTACAACCTCAACATACAACCCTACTAAGTCCTTTAGATTATGACTAAGAGGAGTTCCGCTATCCCTAGTGCACTTATATACATCAGCGTTCTGGATGTAATATTTATCCTTGAATATCTCCATTGGAGGGAAATACGGGATAGGATCCCCTATGGTCCCGGCATGCTCCTTATCAATGACCTTGTATAAGGAAGCCGTATTTAATCCGGGTTCCCATTCCTTTGATAATGTATGTTGTTGAATAACCTCATAAAGGATATCCGTATCGTCCTTCACCACCCTGAGACAGAATCCGGCATCCACCGACAACCCGAACTCCGCCCCTTCTTGTCCCCATATAGGGAATAGAACCTTAACATCCAGTTTCTCATTAGGGGATAAAGATATAGCCTTGTTATTAACCACCATTCTGGAGAATCTGACAGCCACTTTCTGAGGATCGGAGACATCTTTCTCCTTTGCCTGTTGCCGGACATAAGTCATGGTGATATTTACCTTATCTGGATAGCCGGACTGAGCGTCAATAGCCCTCACCTGCTCTACGGTAGTGGCTAAGCTTACTTCCCTCTGTTTGGCTCCTAACGCCGACATCAGGTCATTATCATACTTATCCATCATCCCGATCAAGATCTTGCCTTCCGTCATATCAAACTTCAGACCCATGATCGTTATCTTACCAGCTATAGCCCCATCAGCCAAAGCGTTACGCCTATCATATTCAGGGATATAGATATTTTGGTCATCCAAGAAAAACTCATGAAGATTATTATTCTCATAAGTCCTGATCTCCTCATACTTAGCCGATTTCTCCTCATTAAGAAGCCTTGAGTCATCCAATTTAGCCTCGATAATCTCCTTAACCGTAGCTTTAGGATTAGCCTCCTTGAACGCCAATTGCTCCTCCCCAAGCTCTATCCATGGGGCGGGATTCCCGTTAATGTAATCATCATAACTATAGCCCTTGGCGTAATTATCATCAAGCGGATCGTCCTGAACTAATTGATTGGGATATATTTCCCTGTTTATATATACGTAGCTCATATCTTATATCATTAATCTTGTTCTTTAACGGCGATACTATACTTACCTGAAGCGTAACACCAGATATTTATCTCGAAAGGCTTGTTAGCCGTAGTGGTTATAGAAGTACCACTCATGCTTACATAATCCCCGGAGTTGGGTATAGCCTGCGTGAAGGCCGCCGACGGGACGCACCTGATCATCAGCTCCTCCCCTATCTGCATCCCTGGCTGCACGGATAGGGTGGTAGCGGCTGATAACGTAGCCGTGATACTTCTCTTGCTAATAGGCAGGTAAGCTAATGTCGTGACCGTATTAACCCCTATAAGCCTGTTCATGGTCTTCTTATCGGCGGCCGCCATCAAACCGTTAGTAGACTCATTGGCCACGGCATATGTCGTGTTAGGAGGTGTAGCCCAAGTGCCATCTCCACGCATGAAACTGGATGTACTGCCATTAAGCCGTCTCAACAAGCCGTTAGCTGTAGTAGAGGCCAATCCGTATGTGGTGTTAGGAGGAGTTTGCCATGTCCCATCACCACGAAGATACTTGGCTTGCGCTCCGGCGGCAGGTGCGGGGACCAAACCTGCCTTTCCCGCCGCTGAGGCAGAAGCGGCTCCCATATTGGTGTATGTCGTGTTGGTATCCGTCCACGGAACATTCACATACATCTTACCATTTCCGTCAAGAGCTACCGGGTAATTCTTTCCGTTAGCTGAATACCCGATCTTAACAAGACCCAGATTATCGCTTGTAGCTTGGGTATAAGTCGTGTTACTGTCAGTCCAAGGGACATTGACGTACATCTTGCCATTAGCCAATAGCACAGCGTAGTTCTTTCCATTAGAAACATAGCCGATCTTAACCAATCCTAAGGTGTCGGCCGTGGCTTCATTATACGTTGTGTTATTATCCGTCCACGGAACGTTAACGTAAGCGTTGCCGGACGAATCCAGTTGCACCTTATAGTTCTTCCCGGAAGTCGTATATCCTACCTTAATACCGCCAAGAACGGTAGCGGAGGACGTGGGAGGGGTGAAGGTACTTGGTTTGCCCGTAACCCCGGACCAAGGCACGGAGGAAGCCTGACTGGCCGTGTAAGGCTCATACCCATCCTCACTTCTTAATTTAGACTCGTCTTTTATCAGATACATCTTACCTGTAGACGTGACCTTTACCGTATCACCACTTTGAGCCGTAGCGGTGGTAAGGGCGAATCTAGCCGTATCATCAGCTACCACGATCAATCTCTCCAAAGCCGCCTTAGGTAACCTATCTATGCTGATGGTTCCGGACGCGATCTTAGAGGCATCAAAATTAGCCAATGTCGTGGAGATAGTTACGTTGCTTCCGAAGTCCGATGAGACACTACCAGTAACAGCCCCGGACAGCGCTATGGTCCTAGCCGCCCGTAATTTAGTGGCGGTAGGGGCATTATCCGTCTTAAGAGCATATTTGGTAAGATCAATATCATTAGCCTTATCCAAAAGCTGCTCTATCTGATCACCATTGTATTTACCTTGAAAATCTGCCATATTACACTTATTTTTTTGCTCAAATATAGTTATATACATAAATACCAAGAAATATAGGGGGGGGGTAGATGCGGGCAGGCGTTAGAAGCTGCCGTCCCCGTGCAGGAATCCGCTACGGAATATAATAGCCTTGTCTTTAAGTTTCTGGACAGACTCCCATTCCCATTCACCCTCACAAGGCTTAACGACATACTTATTCCCCCATGTCTTGAACTTCCTCTCTATAACAAACATCTCCGGGTCATTAAGGACATGGAAGATACTTCCGACAGGGAAATACTTATCAGTTCTCAATATAACTCGATGATGTCTCTCGTCATATTCAGGATCGCCTACGATACGTGCCTTATAAAACTGGAAATCATTCAACGTCTGATCCACTGGCTCTATCCAATAATACCCCTTACCCATTGCAGTTTGTATTTAATTATCTATATTTGCGGTGTAGTAGTAACTCATAATGTTTTAAGTGATTTTCAACCAAAGGGAAGGGTGTCCGTGAGGATACCTTTTTTCATTCCCGCCCACCCTTCCTATGAACAAAAGATCTACCTCGAACAAATGTAATCATAATAAGGCTACGATCAAAAAGAAACCCTATCGGTATTCTATTGCCGACAGGGTCCTTCCAACGTTGTATCAAACCTAAATCATATCACTCCATTTGATTGTGTCACCGACGAAGCACCGCACCGCCAGATACCTTACGAACGCCGTCCCTTCCGGGGCGTCAGGGTCTTCCAGATAAGCCAAGACAGCCTTGACTATTTTCTGGTCGCAATCCAATACCTTAGGAAAGTAATCGCTATAGAACATAGCGAACAGATATTGGATATCCCCCCAAGTGGCGTTATCAGGTTTCTTGGCCCCGCATTTATCGAACATCTGCTTAGCGTCCTCCATCGTCCATCTTCTCTTGGACCCGTCGGCGTTAAGGATTGATCGTATTCTGCATCTCACGCATTTCCAATTGACAGAATTTATCATTAATCAAGGTTGTTTGAGCATCAATCTTAGCGCTCAAGATATTGAACTGCGTAGTAGCCTGCTCACGATTGTTTGTCAATCCTTGGTTGATGTTACTCTGAAGAACATTGGTTTGCTCTAACGTCCGTAATTGATTGTCAAAGCCTTGCTGCGTTATCATATTTTGAGTAGCGCACGTGCTTTGGTTGATCAAAGAACTCAAATTGCAGCAGCAAGAGCTAATTTGATTACCGATCTCACAACCTTGTTGCTGTACGGCGTTAATAACAGCCTGAGAGGTCATACCTACCTGACCAGCTACCTTATCGATAGCGCCTTGTACGTTACAGATAGCGCTTTGCAATTGAGTGGTAGTACAGTTCAAGGCGTTAGCGATCTGCTCGATAGCGCTTCTGTTACCTTGGATGGCCTGCATCAGCAACTCACGACCATAGTCGTTATTCAATTGAGCGGGAAGACCATTAGCGCAATTCTCACCACCGTTACCAAAACCATTGCCAAAGCCACGGCCGCCCCATAACCAGAACAGGACGATGATCCACAACCACCAACCGTTAGCCCCGCCGAAACCGTCTTGGTTGTTACGACCGTTCATCAAGGCCGCTACCAAGTTCGGATCCATCTTATTTCCGCCTATTAAATTGGCGAACATCCCCGGAATCATAGATAATAAACCGTTAGTGGCGCTTCCACTACCGGAACCCATACCGTCTAACAAAACGATTTTGTCTCCACTTGTACCCATGTCTATTTATTTTTGAATTAATAATAACCCCACCTGATGGCGGGCGTTACAAAGTTCAAAAATTAACAGTCCTAAAATCGTGATATGTGTCATCATCAAAGTACTTAATGTCTTGTAAATGGGATTAATAAGAACCGATATAAGACAAAAAATCCGGAGCGTATCACTACGACCCGGATTCATCGCAAATCTATAAAATCCAATGTTTCAATGCTCGAAAGAAAACGTCTCACGACGTCAAAGAGAGATTAACTACACGAAAAATCTCGCATCAACTTATTTGTATTAGCAGTGTATTCATTAACTATCTTACTGGATGAGGGATTATCCTCTATCCTTGACAGGCGGTTATCGTCACTCCTTACCGTAACATCACCCATCCTTCGTACCACGTTTTCTTGATATGATGATGGATCGGAGTATATAAGATCATCAACGAACCTGTATATCGCACCATCAACCGTCTCACCTACCTTCTCATATAAACCGGATTGGAATGACACGAAATCATCATACCTCCCACGAGCCAAGAACGAACCGTCCGGTCTCACCTCGACGCCGCCGTTGACCTCCCGGAGCAGGCCCGGATTCCTTTGGTACAGATACCTGTAAAACCCGGCATCCATCATCCTGTCCTGACCATCCAGATAGAAAAGGTTCCTCATGCTACTGTCACCGGATTCGATAACCACGTCAAACAGAAGATCCCTTACCTGACCTTCCGGCAACGACATCTCCATGCTTTTTAACGTACCCCTGTCATGGTGATTCAAAGATACGTTATAAAATCCATTAAAATCAAGGAAACGTAAGACATTATTATATAAATCCGATTTTTTTAACCTTTCCTTGATCTGGATCTTCCTCAACGATGTACAGGATTTGATAAAATCACGATCCTTTCCCTGCCTAGCCTCGTATCTCCTGAACTCCCGATCAATATCGACATCATCCATCTTAGGGGTTACGGGATGCTGATATATTAATCTGGTAAGGATCATGTTCTCAGTATTCGAGGATGAGATGTTGGACATAACTAGCTTCTTTATGTTATCCTTGATCACGTCAATATCGGATCGAGAAGCCCCGGCAGGAACCACGCCAGCCGGCAAGTACGAGGGCCGCTCTATCCCGATATCGGCCAACATCTCATAGGCCTGATCGGTGTCGGTTATCGGGGCTGTGTTGTGGTACGTATTCCTACCCATATACAACATGCTCCTATCATACATATCGGAAGGGGATGTATTCCCGGACCTTACATACACCATCCTATCACCGGTAGAATAAGTATCCTGAACCTCGTATATCGGATTCCCTTTTCCTGTTATCCTATCAAGATCGGAGATAAAGCTATCGTATACCGAATTGCCGGCCTGTATGGAAGATAACATGACATCCAGCGACGCCATAAGATCACGGATATCCTCCGGTCTGGATATAACCATCTCATCACTGATCGCCTCGCTTATATCCACGCCCATGTCGGCAAGATCCATAGCTATGTCATACAGACGTCCGGAAACGTCCTTGATGTCCTTAAAATCATCCATATCGATTATCTCCCCAACCTTACCCCTTAGGGCTTTCATGTCCTTAGGCGTACTGATATACGGTATGGTGCTATTGGAGCATGAGTCGGTAATCGTATTCCCTTCCTGATCCCTAACCTCCATACGGGTCATATTACGATACGTGTCATACATCCGATCTGCGTAATCCTGATCCTCCTGATACCGGAGTGCCAAGGAAGGGTATGGGATGGAGGCGAAAGCCTGATCGAACTCCCGGCGGTCACTGATACCGCCTACCGCCCTCATGATCGTATCCCTTACCTCCATTGGATTCAAGACCTTTCTCTTCCCTAACGAGTCATATGTATCCTCATATATCATATAATCATCACCAAGACCTGACTCGGAGGATAGGAAATGCATATCCTTCTCATTAAGATCCCCGTCAGACATAAAATCGACAACCCTCCTCATCATATCCCTTACCCGCTCATACGCCGATCGGTTGGTCATGATATTATCAATCTCATCGGCGTCATACATCCCGGATCGCTCAAGATTGTACCTATTGAGAAATATATCACCACCGGAGAGGAAATTGGATATGATCATATCATTAAGATCGTTGATATTATCGACTCCCAAGGAAGTAAGGGTGTTATTGATATCCTTAACCTCATCGGCCATGAAATTGCCAGCGAAATAGTTCTTCCGCTTGATAAAGGACATGACATCATCATACCTAGGTTCCCCATTACTATCCAGATCATATTCTGATGGCATGGACATCCAGTCGCCAAAGAAGGACACGAAATCGGGGGAGTAGGCCGTACCCCAGACCGATAAGGCCTGCTTCTGGTCGCCCAGCACCTCCATCGCCCTTTGGTATAATCCGGATGGTTGGTCGTTCGGGGCAAGGACATTATCTACCCTACCCTCCTTATTTTTTATAACATAACAAGATCGTCCCATTACTAAATCGTTTTGACACAAAGATAGAAAATCCCGCCTACTCTCACGAGCGGACGGGATACTAAATAACAACATAATAACAAACCTTATGTTTACTCTGAAAAGTACAAATCATTCTGCCGATCCTCACGGACAGGCAAAAACTCAATCCTAAATTATAAAAAATGGAGTTTATCGTTTAGCGAAAATATCCTTATCTGATCTACTGAGAACCCTGCCTTTTAATTCCAAGAACCTAGGCATCCATTCCCTAGATATCTTAGACACGATCCACTGGAATCCCTTAGGAGTTACATAAACAGTGTTAGTTCCATAAAACTCATCGTCATCACGATATCTGTAACGAGCATAACCACGATCTATCATCCTTTGGGAAAGCAACCACCTCTTACCGGTCTTAGCGAAGAACTTATTATCCTCAAGCAATATACGAAGATTCTTCTCCGCTATATCATAACCATGAGCCTCCAACTTCTCCCGAACCTCTCTGATCAACATATCTGTCTCTTGGGCTATTTCGGCTGTCTTAGCGAACTCAACCATAGGAGCCTGTTCTTTGATAATATTATCAGATATCCTTTTGGCTTCCTCTGCAGCTTTCTTCGCCTCAGCTAATGCCTTTTTCTCCTTTTCAGATTTAAGTAACGCCTCTAATGCCTCTATATAATCAGATGGAAGATCGTTTCTGCTTATATCAGAGTTATTCCTATTTATTGATGTATGCCCTTTCAATAGAAGTTCCTTTATCTTGTCTGCACACCATAACTTAAAATCTATACTAAGCCATTAAGCAAAATCTATAGCTATATCTTCATGCAGCCATACTCCACCTCCAAAAGCTGGCATTCCAGTCTTCTTTATAACTAACTGATTTTCAGATTTACCAGTTTTTCTGGTAATTGCACTAACCAGCTCATTTGCAGATGTTAGCGATAAATAATCATTTGGTCTTCTATTGAAGTGTTTAGCCATCTCTGTGGCATTAATATAAGTCGTTCCATTGATCGTCTTAAAAGTCACCTCATTTCCATCATAACTAAAAATCTCAGATAATTCACTCATAATATAAAAACAACGAGAGCCACCAGCGTCCGTTACTCCACTGATGACTCTCATCTATCGCCTACGTCTAGGCGAGTTAATATCTTCTTCTGGTCTAGCAACGGATAGACACCGCAAATATAAGACCTTATTTTGAAACTACAAACAAACAGGATATATTTTTACAAAAAATGTAATCAATTATATTCCTCTGTCATATACAATGCATAATCATACCTATCCTCCATCATCATCACCACCTTCTTGATATCAGATAAAGTTAGTTTCTTTATCTCCATATTCCTGCTATCCATTCTGACAAAAGAGCCCTTGAACTCCTGCTCGGTTATAGCCTCCAACCTAAATAGATTGTATTTTATAAGCAACTGGCTTACGTCAAATATCAGGATATTAAGATCAATATCATCCTTCAACTCATTAAGAAGATCACGCATCATGACTTTGATAGCATCGGTATCAAGTTCCAGTTTCTCGGCCTCTCTCATCAGCTTCTTGATGATGCCATTGTGCTCGATTATGATGTTAGCATTATCATCATCGGTAGGTAGAAGGATATCCATCGTACATTTTATACCAACCTTATCACTAAGCCTTTTATTGAACTCAGTCATATAGTCAAAAGCCTGATCCCTGCTTAATGCGTATGTATGATCAAGCAACTGCTTTTGTCTGACATCGACAAAATAGTTACTGGTGTATAACATCATCAAGACCTTTACTCGCTGGATGCGTAGGTCTTGCATAATTTTCCGGTGTAAAAAAGCATCTAATTGCATAATATAAAGAGTCCCCACCGGGGCCATCACACACCCGACAGGGACCAACTTTTAAATATCTTACTCGTCAGGTGATGGACTGACGCCGCAAAGATAAGTCAAGATATTTAATTTAGCAAGGATTTTCCGCCTCGTTTTCTCCGGATACTACGTTACCGTCGGAAACCAAAGACCTATCCTCAGCAGCCTTCGCGGGCGAGGCGGACCCCGATTGGAGGTCAGACGGGCTGCCGAACGGGGTCACAACCTCCTCGAAGAACGTCTCATCCCTCCTGATACTCATCCTGAACTTAGGGGCTATGAAAGGATCGTTATTAAGATCGATGTTGATCGTAACGTCATTCATCAAAATATCCTCCTTAGTCCTGGAATCGCCTATCCACCCTCTTACGTCAGTAGTCATAGGCATCTTACTAGCCGCTTCCTTGACAGCCCCTAGCCGTTTCTTGATAACATCCACGTCTCCCGTCAACGGAATCATATATGTCTTATTATCCAACCCGGATCTGGCTATAGCGTTATTAAGATCCATTATATCATCAATACTTACGCCTCCGCCTAGACCTTCCATAATCCTATCAGCCATCGATCCGATCATGGATGAGAATGATGATATATCCTGATTTTTCAATCTTACGGGGTACAGGTAATTTCTTCCATTTCCTGTCTTTATAGCTACAACCGGGATACGCGAATTTTTATAATTACCATACTTGTCCCTAACGATAGCCGTACAGAACGGGAATATGTTATACCTAATATTATCCTTCATCGTAACCTCCCCGTTCTCTATATATCCTACGCTCTCGACCTTACCAACCGTCTCATTGGTAAAGTCATTTTCGGATACCATCAACGTACCATTATCATCACTTATGCTAAAATTAGGTCTTCCCGGCAAAACACTGGTAACTGTGCCTACGAACGGTATATCAATCTCGCCAGCGACAGATCCTACATTATCCCTATACAACTCAAAGGCCATACTCCTTAAATCAGCGTTACTTCCTTTTGAGTCCGGGTCATTGGCTTTCAGTACCGAGACGAAATTGCCATCGCTATCCACGATCTTAATAACCATATTATCAACCAGCTCTCTGTAAGCCGACTTAGTCTCATCAGAATTAGGATCAACGGCGTTAAGTCTATTGTATTTATCATACAGTCCCTTGGTGTATGGATCTGACATATCCATCTTAAACCTTACCATATCACCCTTGCGAAGGCTAGCCGCTGCTTCCTGATTCACCGACTCGTTGTTAGATCCAAACGTATCACCCGTATAATAAGGGACAATAGACCCATCCTGCCCCTTGCGATACACCATGAACCAGTTGGAGGTCGATAAGGCGGTCTGCCGCCCCAGTATGACACCGGTAGCGTTCTCGAAAGCCTGAGCGTCATCCTCACTAATCATCCATCTTGAATGATTCTTGGACTCAATAACGCTGAACATGTTCGTCCCATCAGTAAAATCCATCACCATCTTATCATCCATAACATATTCACCGGGCGTGACGAGAGCCTTAAGCCCGGATCCCGCCATAAACCTGTCAAGCCTCATTCCTCCTACCTCATAATACATGACCCCACCGATCTCCCTCTTTTGAGCCATCAACACCACCGGATTCTGGGCGGCGTTGACCTCCGTCCTGCCGGTGGATATCCCGGGTTCGCTCTCCGTGAGAACATCACCCATAGGTATAGACTTATCGTAATCCTTGACAACCATACTTCCATTATTATACAGCCTCATCCATTCCACGAATTGAAGAAGAGGATCATCAGAATAATTATTAATGATATCAATGGTCTCATTAAGTTTATCCTGATCAACTTCATTCCCGTTGTCAATATCATTCATAAGATCATTGTAAGTCTGTATAGCCCCCTTAACCTGATCCTTATCAAGACCATTAATGTTTATATCTATGATATCATCAATAGTATCTCTGATGTTATTTAAGACGTTATCGTTGGTATTTAACCTATCTATCATTGACCTAATCTTATTAAGCCTAGCTATAGGATTATCGCCAAACCCATTTACAAGATCATTGATACGATCCTTATTATTATCATATATCTGCCTCTCCCTAGGAGATAAGATATCCTCATTACCGTTCCATATCTTTATAGCTATATTATTGATTCTATCATCAGAAGGATTTATGATATCCTCATTATCAGGTACATTCTCAACGATACCTCCCTCATCAGCCTTGATGTCATTCTCCATAGATCTGGCGATCATATGATTATAGGTCTTGAACATAAATGCCTCGTCCTCTCCTATAAGACCATCTTGATAAGCCTTATCTATGGCCTGATCATTGGCATAAAGGGAATTAGCATCAGGATCATCGGTATTCCTGAAATCATACTTGCTGTCATCCTCCTCATAAGTCTTCCCCCATGCGTTCGATAATATCTTCATGAACCCGCGCTCCTGCGCCCGGATGAATCTTCTGTCACGCATACGACGAAGTGACTCGTTTATATTCTTATAAGCCACAAGATTATGACGATACTCGCTAAGCAACGCCATAGCCTCCTTATGATTATCAACCCCACGGATAGATACGGCATTCTCAAAACCGACTATAGTCTCATAAGCTGCCATAAGATCGGCGGCGCTGATCCTTGATTCATCCCTGTTTAATAACAGCTTAGATATATCTGTCTCTGAGTTAACTAACGTAGCTAATCTCCTCTCCAAAGCAATCCTATCCTCCGTCAATTTAAGAAGTCTATCATTCTCCTTGGCTAACTTGACCTTATCAGACTCAAGAGCTTCCTTAGATGTGACACTCTGCTGAAGCTTCAAAACATTCTTCTCCATTTTCTGTATATCATCTGTAAGCTTCCTGAGTTTCTCAAGATCCCTACTCGAATCAGGATTAAGACGAGAATATATATCTAAAGCAGGTCCTATATCCGTATTGTATATCCTTCCTAACTGATTAGCGATATCATCCAAGTTATCCTTAGCCTCAAGACCGTTATAAGCCATGTTGGAGATATAGGTGTTAAATGATCTATTGGATATACCATCGGTAAGGGAGTCGGCAAATCTGCTGACCATAGTAAAATTATCAACCTTCTTATTGAACTCACTGATAAGGTTGGACTTATACTCATTTACCTGCTCATCTGTCATATTCATATCGGAAGCTATATCGCTATTAGGTATAGACTCGATGACTGTCTTGAAATTCTCCTTAGTATCATCTAACATCCCCATTTCCTGATCATAACGAAGACGGTTGAATACGGCATCACTAAAAGTCTTATCTACGATTCTAGAATTAGGTATATCATCAGCGTTATTATCCGTACTTAAGCCTGATAATTGAGCGTTAAGAGCCATACTGCCACGAATAGCACGGATAGCGGCGGTAGTCAAGGCGCCAGCATTGGCGTTGTAGGCATCCACCATCCCCTTGTTCCTGGACATGTCTTGGCTCCATTCCTTTATACCTCCAAAGGTCTTTCCACCCATAACCGATCCGATAATCATACCGATGCCGATCTCCTTCCAGCCTTGACTAGACCCGTATGTTTCCTTGAACCCGTTCTTTATAGCCTCCATATAGCCTATATTCTGCCGGATAGCCATAGGATTGTATCTTGATTCTACCCAATCCTCGGCGGACTTGCTAGCCACTCCCTGAAGACCTTCCTCATACAGACCCTCAGATACCGGGCGTTTGATGATATTGAACGTATTCCCGGCTATTTTCTGCCATTTCTTAGGCGTTATGGCCCTCAATGTCCCGTTATCCATCCTCTCGGCGCCTACGCCAAATATATTGCGTTTTATAAACTTATCCACACCAAGATCCATACCAAACATATCACCGAACATAGCTATGTTAGACAATGTAAGAATACCGATATTAGCGGCAAATATAGTATTGGCGGCATCGACGTTGTCATTTCTGAACCTCATAAGCTCCTCATACGAGGCTTCTCTACCATAGGCATTTCTGTAAGCCTGCTTGAAGTTTTCCTCAGACTCCATCAACCCACTCCTTGACTCTACCGAAGCCTCCCAAAGCGTTGACGTGCCAATAAAGGTTAGGTTGTCCAAACCCTTGCCTATGCCTCGTCCTATGCGGGCGGCCCTCAGCATGGAGTTAAACCCGCTCTTCGTGGCGGAAGCAGCCCTACCTAATCCAGCGACAGTCGCTCCTATCCTAGCCCCCATACGGGCGGCATTCATAAGACCAGCGCCAGCGAAAGCATAAGACGACAAGATAGCCCCAGCCGTAAATGCAGCCCCCGACAAAAGATCATTTGTCCAGAAATTGGTTGTAAACATACTTTTAAGAAATCCGGCATCTCGCTCCTCCTTACTGTAATAATGATTAAGCGTATAATCACCACGCTTATCCATATCATCCAACCATCTGGCAAAACTGTTATCATACATAGCTGATAACGTCCCTTTTGTAACAAGCTCCTTTAATCCATAAACAGACTGACCTACTCCACCTATTCCATACAAAGCAGACTTATAAATAAACTTACCTAATCCTCTATAAGTTTTCTCCCAACCACTTTGACTTCTCGATAGACGATCGTCATTATCTATATTATTGATATAATTCTCATATTTAGGAATCCACTCACCTGTTGATAACCTATATCTTGAATCACGAAGATTGATCCTGCTCCCAGTTATATCATAATTACCCTTAGGTATACCTACCTCATTTATCATCTGGAAAAGCGAGTTTCTGGCTCTTACGTCATCATGATAAGATGTCTCTACAGATTTTTTTATACCCTCAACCAATGACGGTATGCTTCTACTTCCTTCCCTGGATAAAACATCATTATCCATATCCGATGAACTACTCATCCCGACAGGAATAGGGATAGAAGAAATATTGTCCCCAGAAATCATAGGGGATGGAATGGATGGAGTCGGAACATAATATCCCTGATCCCTCATCACATTCCCCATATCATTATTATTATTGCTGTTCATTTTTACCATCTATTTTATCTATGGTCTCTTTATCCAACACCGAAAGAAGATTGCTAAGGTCAGAATGCTGTTCATTAATATCCCTACCCTTTACAATAACATCCTTATTAATAGCCTCAACTACAGCTTGAGTAAGATACATCTGAGGACACATATTTATGATTTTCATGATATTATCAGCATAATCAGTATTATACTCTAATACCTTAAGCGGTGTCCCAGTCTTTGCTTGACCATGGAAATAAATACCAACTTCAACCCCTCCTGGGAATCCCTTAGCTTTGACATCATACGACTTGTAATTCCTCAAAACCGTATTAATTATCCTAATAGCCCTCTTATTAAGCTCAGATGTAGCTAGATCATTACTCTGAATATCATACTTATCAACCATCCTAGAAGCCTCCTCCGCCGCATTCTCGACAGTAGCGAAAGCGCCAAGCGAATTAGCCTGCGCCCATTTCTGGTAAGGTCTATTGGTTGTAGCAGAAAAAGACACAGGAATGATCTTGGATTCATAATCTTCCGATCTCACATTTCTTTCCCTTTCATACAAACTATACCCCATACTATCTAATTCTTCTTTAGTAACTTGAACCGTAGCGATATTCTTTCCACCAGCCATAGCTACCAAATCAAATGTATTAGGATTATCTGTAGGACGAGCATACAATATATAATTATTAAGTCTACTATCTTTATCTTTATTCAAGAAACCGGCTCTCGCCAAAAGCAGACTCTCTAATTTAGCATGCATACGCCTATCCTCTTTAGAAGCGTTGGTAGAATTGGAAAATGACCATGATCTTGGAGCAAACTCATCATATCTTCTTTCATAGACTGTTTTAGAATCCTGAACAGCCTTAGCTATATTACGACCTACATTGGAAGAAGACCATTCCCTTCTGAGCGTAGGGCCATCAGCTCTAGACATATTCTTACCTATGATCTTGATCATTTTATCCCTATTAGTCATATTGGCATCATCACTATTCATTATTGGATTATCTACACGACTATAAGTTTTGGCTATATTATCTATATCATCCAAAGTGAAATTTTCTCCCGAATATCTATTTAACAGATTTATATAAGATCTCATCAACTCCGTATTAGCTATAGACCTATCCGTGTAGTTGATGTTTTCGCTTATCAATCCAACTATAGAAGAAACTTTCAAAGCATCTTCCGGAGAATACTCCCTTCCTCCAATAACCGCTCCATTCTTACCAACATCCCTTGCGTTAACCATACCATTATCAGTATATGTATCAATACCACCAGTAACATAGTTTTGATCTTTGATAGCATCATTAAGGATATTCTTCGTAGCGACATCAAAAGCATTCGTAAGATAATCAACTTCCTCGTCCATTATCTTACTATATTTCTTCCTATTATCATTCGCCGCCATAAGGGCCTCATACCTACCTACCTTTTCTGGTGATGATAACACAGAACTAGACCCGCCACCGTTATTGGTAATCCATGCCATAATATTCTCACTATTAACACCACCTGGATATATAGAGGGATTGTTTTGTATATCGTTCTCTATACCTCGTAAATCAACAGGGTTTAAAGACGATATTAAATCCTTCTCTCCTGTTGATATATTGTTTTCATTCTGAATATACTGATTGTCAAATATATTTTCAGGAGTGACATTAGGCTGAACTTTTTCTAGCTCAATCATAACACCTGAAGAAGCGCCGGGACTGTTACCACCTTCTTTAGTCATTATCTCCCTAAGCTTAAGATTCTGATCTATTTCCTTGGATTTTTGTCTCCATGAGAACTCCCGCTCCTTGAAATCAAGATCTCTTACTTTAAAATAATAATCATCCGCACTATAACTTTCTGATGAATTATTGTATGACCATCTAGCAGATACACCATCAAGAAACTCGTTACGGACAATAAACTCCCCTGCCCTAGCGGGATTCATGTTGTTGCCAATAAAGGATGTAGCTTCCTCCACTAACGCACGGCGCTGCTCCCGAACCTCCTGCAACGAAGCCTCGATAGCCGCCTTAGCGGAAGGGCTGGCCTCCGCCCCTTTGAGCTTGGCTAAAAGAACGCTCTCTTCAGCGTCAAACCCAGAAACATATTTATTAACAAACTGTTCAGTAGTCATACCACTAAACATGCTAGGATTGGTCATGGCTAAATACTGTCCCTCTATCTGCATCTGAGCTTTAGCATTCTGAGATATAGACCTAGCCGCTATTGATCTAATTTGAGATTGACTCATCTCATCAACAGTAATATCCCTCATCCTCCCTGTAGGTTTACCATCCACTATTTCAGGAACAGAAAACTTCTTTCCTTTATTAAGACTAACGAAATCTTTCATCATCTTATTCATTTCCTCATTATAATCCGTATAAGGAGTATAATGAATAGGATTCATCCTTGTCCCAACCTGACCGTCATTAACCCATTCATAAAATGGCAACAAAGCGACAGCCTCATTTATAGCGCTATATTGCTTTGGATTATTGAGTTTCATATCCTCGATCTTCTGCGAGAAAGATCTATACTCCCTAGTACCGGCAATAGCATTCAACACACGGGTATCCAGAGCTTCTCCAAGGCGAGCCTGTATGCTTCTGGCTATACCGTCGGAAGCCAAATTAGATTTACGATACACGTTATTCACATCCTGTATCAGCCCATTTAACCTGTTCTGAAGATATTCCCTGTCCTGAGGTTTTATAATGTCAGAATTGATAATATAATCAGCATACTCGTTTATAGCCTGCCGATTGGTATCTATCTTCTGCTGCATGTACCCCATCCCCTGCATCATGACATCCATGTTGTAGGGCGATACATACTTGCCGTAATTCCTTAATATACTATATTGTGAAGCCATCCTTTATCCTTTCTTGCCTTTAGTTACTTCCTGAGCAGGATATAATCTCCTATAACTCAATATATCTCCTTGAGGATCAGCGATCAACTGCCCATTAGGACCGATCTTGACATCCCCGAATATAGACCTTAATGTATTCATGGTCGTAGCCGTATTCCACTTCTGCTGGATCTCGTCATTTACGCTATCGAAATACCTGCCCCAGTTCTCGTCATTTATAGCCAATCCCTGCAATATACGTTGCTGGTAAGCTTGACGTTGGGCTATATTCTTATCATACGTATCAGCCCAAGTACGGGCGTTTACATTATCAGCCCAAGCCCTTTGAGCCACGTTCCCTTGTTCTACTTCATTAATGTATCTACCTATATTGGAACTCATGATAGCCTGTAAGTTGGATGATAAAGCCCCTCTCTGGGAATCCGGGACATTACCCATCTGATCCAATTGTGATTGGAAAGCACGATTGGTCTCAACCATATACTGATCAGCCGATCTCAACACCGGATCCACGGCAGGAGCGTAATGCCTTTCCAGACCTTCCGTTGTCACGGCTCCCGGGGTCATCCTAAATACCTCGGGGAAGTCAAGACCGCCACCCACTATATTCCTGCCTCCATTGCCGCTGTTCGACTTACCGGCATTTGTATTGGTCTTAGGGAGCGTATTGGGATCAATCAGCTCAGGCATATCCAGTTTAACATCAGGTTCCTCCACATCACCTATATCCATAGGACCGGGAGCCACCTTATGAGGATCAAGTATAAAATCAAGACCTTCCATTCCTTTCATGGATCTCAATGCCTGCATCTTAAGCATATCCTCGCCAAGTATCTTATTAACGACATCCTTGTTCTTGTCAGAGAATAGTTGGCTAAAATGGGTGATACCAGCATCGTTAAGAGCCTTATGCTGTTCCTCTGTAACAACGTCTAGACCGATCATAGGGCGAGATGTGGTAAACAAACCTAATTTATTGTCTCTCATCCTATCATGATATGCGGCTTTCTTGTCTTCCGGGTAATTACCTTGACTATCCTCACCGCCAAAGGAAACGAGCGTCGTGTAATCCCGAAGCGCCTCGGCGTTGGCGATGATCGGGTTCTCAGCCGTAGCCAAGCCCATCCAGCTACTTGTCTGACCGTAGATAGCGTCTTGCAATGCCCTAGCCCTAGCGCCCTCTGAAGCTCCCATATAAGCATCGTAAGCGACCGGATTGAATGTCTTATAATAATTCAACCTCTCATCCGTATTAATACCTCCATAAGAGCCATCAGTTCCTTGGCGTTGATAACCGAAATAGTTAGGATCATTGTTGAACCTATTCTCGATCGGGCGGAAAGTTAATTTACGACCGAACAAAGACGTGCCTCCTATCTCCATCTTCTGACGAATACCAGCCACTTTCTTAAGCAGCTCTTTCTTAGCCTCAGCTATATCCTCCTCCGTAAGACCGTATTCTTTCATAGATCTGGATATGATGTTATCTATCTCACCACCCTTAGCGAAATACGTATCCTCATCCTTCTTCATCTTCCGGTCTTCCTGCTCCTTGTATATGACATTAGCGAAGTCCGTAAATCTTCCCTCTAATCCATTAACGGTATCGTTGCTATCATTTATAGCCTTAGATAATACGGAGGCGTTTAAACGCCTTGTATTCTCGTCATCTATCTTATCGTTTTTCTTCAGCTTCTCCAGCGCCTTTTTCTGATCATCGTAAGCCGATTTAAGACCGATCTTAGCCTTATACCTGTCCATTAACGTAGCATACGTATCCTTAGGCGTGGCTTTGATCCCATACGTATCTCTGATGTATTTAGCGAAATCCGGCTCTATGGTTGTGTCGTCGGTAATAACCTTCGTTCCCTGCTCCAAGGAAACGGGGGTTCCACCATCGGCATGCTTCTGCCCCATGGCCTCCATCGGCGCCTCTCCGGGCTGCGTCACGTACTCACCCTTCTCGACCTCTACGTTGGCTTGATCTTCCATCGACTTAGGTAACGGATACAGGTACTCACCGGTAAGGCTTCCGCTATCGAACCTATTATTAGGTCCTAGATAAACACCCCCACCATCCTTGTACTGCATCTGGGATTGCCTTCTTTGTCTGGCCTCACGCTCCTGAGCTAACCTGATATTGGTACGAGTACCTTTCTCTGACGCTATCCCAGAAACCACGTTACGAGCCAACCCCATGATACCACTAATTCCTGAGGCTATGGTGGTTATCGTATTAGCTGTTTTAGCCCCAGTGGATAAATCACCATATCCCTCGCTTCTCATACGCCCTATACCACGACCCATCTGAGTGAATCTAGACCCTATATCATCAGCGCCATAGTAGGGGATGGTGGTAAAATCAAAAACATCCGTCTCGCCTGAACCGGTCTTAGACTTATCAACATCGTTAACAGTTATGTTATTAAGCGTAATACCATTGTCCTGATAATTCTCAGCTATACGTTGCAAACTACCCTTGAAGCTAGCCGGAAACACATTATCCTGATCAAAAGCATTAGCATATTTAGTCCTCAACTGATCTGGAGTATCCAAAGAATATATCCCTAGCGGATTGACCGGCGCGGGTAATCCTTGGTTGGTATTCACCAAAGGTTCTATACCTAACCCTTGTATACCGTCCATATTACCAAGCATATACGACCCGACTTCCCCGGCCTCTTGATATTTAGGTATCTTCCTCTTGATTACGTATTTGCTCATGTCTAATTAATTTCGTTCTGACACAAAGATAATTTAAAAAAACAGAGACTCATCATTTCACAACGATGAGTCTCTCAGCAAATGCTATTATTATGTACAGAATTAAATTCTTTTTATGAATAATGATCCTATAGCCTTAACCAAATCATAGAAACCGGCAGAACTGAGACCTACAGCCACTCCATATAATAGAGCCTCCCACCATTCACTCCCTATAAGCAATGGAGACACCTTTAGTAGCCACACTAATATACAAACCAGCATACCTATGACTACGGCGGATAGGACTTTAGCCCACTTATGGGTGTCAATATACGGCACAACCTTGGCTAGTTGGGTAGCTGACATCGTAACAAAAGCCATGATACCGGTAAAGGTAGTTAGATCAATGGTGATAGTCCCTTCTGATGGGATTACCTCTTGCGCCATCAAAGCGAACGGCGTCAATAACATAGCAAATAAAAATAACAATCTTTTCATATCTAAAACGTTTAATTACTTCGCAAATATAGCATTAATTCTGGGTTCTGCTCATACCCTTTATATTCAGCATCAACCCCGGTATCATATTAAGCACCAACTGCCTTTTCGCCTGCTCCCTACGCATACGCTCAGCTTCCGCTATCTGCGCCTCTGATTGGGGATCGTTCTTAATATTATTAGCGATATCCTCTATAGCTTTCTTGTTAGCGCCGGATTGAGCTAGCATCTTATATAACAGGTCTTGACCTTCCTTCTCCCACCAGCTATCCACGGCAGGATGGGAAGCCAAAGAAGGGGCGGCGGGGGCTACCGTCTCAGGCACGGGCTGCTGACCTCCGTCCCCCGTGCCCGAATCCCGCTGTCCGAACTCGTATCTCATTGGCTCGTTCTCCGGGACACCATACCTATTAGCGAACATATCAGCGAACTCAAATCTCTTCTCATTTCTTAAGGTCGATCCAAGAGACCTACCGTATCCTTGATTCCATGCCACGGTAGCGTCCTTGTAGTTGACGGCGTTATCGAAATCGGATTTAGAATACATATAGTAATTATATACATTACCTTGAGCGTCCTTGTCAAAAAACTTTCCTTGATTGATGTAATTCCAACCTAACCCCGGGACCTTGCCTTGATACTCATCCACGAGATAATCCAGTTGTTGGGTTAATGTCGGTTTCCTACCATACCTGCGCTGTAGCTCCTTCTTCCTCGGTCCAAGCCATTGTTGGATGCCAAAATCACCGGCGGCTCCTAGGGCTTCGGTGTCCCCTCCGGACTCGGCGGCGATGTTCGATAGGATGCCGATAGCTTGCGTTTGTGGTATCCCCTTCTTATCGGTCAGATAATCCCATATCTCATCATACACAGCCATCTTATTATCCTCTGATCTATCAGGATCAATTACATATTTACCATCTCCATAAGCCCTACCTGTGCTTACAGACCCGCCCTTATCTTTCTTCTCCTTATCATCATCCATCAACATCTTACCAACTATAGCCGCCGGCAAAATAGCAGGAACGTTTTTAATGGCTTTTTTTATTTTATCCGATGATTCTTTCAATACCTCTCCAGTAGCTCCAAGCATGTTATTAGAATAATCACCAGCATAATTGCTACCTATACCACTCACAAGGTTATACACATCAATCTCATCCATGCTATCGATATACTTATCAAGGTCATCAACAGATGGAGTCCTTCCATATGTATTATAAAATTTATTCCACAAGCGAAATCTAGCTTGAGTATTAAAAGCTATTTTCTCTGATATCTCATCACTTGATGAGTTTGGTTTAGCCCTATAAGCGTCTTTTAATAATGACTTATCATTTTCGGATAAATAAATCTTATTATAATTATTACTTGAATCATATTTATGTCTAAACTCATGAGATAGGTTAGATAAACTCTCATCACTCCTAGTAACAACCTTATTGTATTTACTAGTATAAAACCCTTTAGCATTACTATTATCCAAAGCGGAGGATACCTCATATCTAAAATCATCAAAATCAGAATCCGCTGATACCCTTAGATTGTAAGCTTCTTCCAACCGTTTCCCATTATCATCAAGCATAGAATCTATCTTATCCTTAATATGCTTGTTAGACACATCATTTATATTTTGGAGATCAACACCATTATCAATCATCAAATCCACAGCCGCCTTATAAGAATCAGGAAGATCATTATAATTCCTTGAAATTCTCTCATGGACATCCTTGTTAAAAAAATCCCTAACCAAAGGTTCATCATGAACATATTTATCTACAAGATCATTATCTACAAGAAAATCATACAATTTACGTTTATCTTCTGGCAGAGGAATCTTCTTTACTTTATTAGCGAAAGAAAAAAATTCACCTAATACCGGGAATAGCCCTAAAGCTGATAATGTCATTCCTAAACCATCCCCAGCCTTCGATGACTCCACAAAATCTCTCACATCCATAACATCCCCAATAATAGGGATACCTCCAGCTATAATCTCGGTAATGTCAACTCCATCGTTTATCTTCTTGCCATATTCAGTATTAAGATTTATGCCACTAGATCCAACGGAGGTGTTATCCCTTGAAGCCACATATCCACCCCCTTGTTTCTTATCCATCTTCTCTCCCCATAGCCCATATTTCCCCCTAGGCCATATACCGTCTATGGCATCCACATAACCAACGGGGTGCTCCCCGTCCAGACGCCGGGCCCGTCGCTCGTCAGCTGGGTACAGGGCGTTGGCCAACGGCTGTGTGATATGACCCAACCCCTTATCCTTGGAACTCGACATAGCATCCACCACAGTCCGATATACAGGTCTTAATTTCTCAGGTAGATATAATCCCGCCTCATCAACCGGCTCACCTATCTTCTTATTTATGCCCCTGAGACTGAAATTATAATTACCCATGCCATTATTCAACGGGGACAACGTACCTCTTATCCCATTCATACCTTTAACTGCGGCTCCTCCGCTAAGGATATCAAACTCCGGGGATACGTTTCTCAAAGGACTATCATCCATACCCCTGAAATACATAGGACGCTCGCCTCTTACGACACGATCAAGATCTCCCTTATACAAATCCTTTATCCATGAAGGGATTTCCTCCTTCTTATCTTTCTTAGCCATAAATCATGTTTTTCACAAAGATAGGCATAATAGCATGTAGATTAAAACAGTAAGCGGATACATGATTCATATAATCTATCCGCCTATACCATCAATGCATATGATAAGCCGCTAAGGCTTTCTTAGCCGAATCCCTCGACTTGTACTTGGCCGGCCATAATTTACCGGTCTTGTTGCTAACCACTCGCCAATTACTCCCTACTTTCTTAATGCATCCTGACTTCGGGCATTCGCCCTTCTTCTTACCGCTAGCTTTTCCTGTTGCCATAACATCAAATATTTAAATTACAATAGTACTCACCTCATAAGTATCATAATTAATTTTTATCTTACTCATTTTTGAAGAATTCGGATCAAAAAATACCAAATAAGCGGCATCATAAATATAACTTGCTATGATATATGAATTAAAAGTCGCCGTAAAACCGGAGCCAGATATCACCCGGGAAAGATACATATGATCATTATTTAGAATATAACTTTTTATATCATCATATTTTGATTTGGTTATAGATGATACTATATCAATAGTACCAGGTTGTAATAGATAACTTGATATGTCTATACCTCTTATATCCTGATATAACCCATTATCCATCAATGCTTTATTCCCAGTCCCTTTCAACTTAAGATGAAGCTGATTATCAAAATCTATATTATCTTCTGTATTCCTAAAAGACCTTACAATAACTATCTCAGTGTTATCTGATGATGCTATATTTAAAGAAGAATTACTATATTCAACATTCAAATTAGGGTAAACAGATATAGATACATCTACAAATCCCATATTAAAGGGATTATTTGAAGCGCTGATATAAATAGTGATACAATCATTCCCTTGATCATTAACAACCATCAAATCATTAATATTCACGCCACCTAACGCTTCCGCAAAAGAATTGTTAGGTCTTATCATCCTGGCATTGGACGTAGAACTACCATCAAACAACGACTTTATAGTATTATATTGAGATTGAGGCAAAGTAGTAGATTGATCTACTGCAAGCTGTGAGATGATAGCTAAAAAAGCATCCTCATCATCACTTTTAGCTACTGCGTCCTTCCACGTACCATCACCACAAAGGAACCTACCCTCATCCCCCTTAGCAGGAGCCGGCACCAATCCCGAAGCGCCAGCCTCGGACGCCGTGGCGCCAACCATATCCTTGACCTTATCAAGTCTACTGTCTATTTGATTACCATCGTACTTACCAATAAAATCTTCCATATCGTTTTAATATACAAGGGAGAGGCGGCAAAATACCCCCCCCTATATGTTAATAAATCAATAAACTTTCTCATCGTTACTAAACCAACGAACTATCATCTTGAACCGGCTCTCAATGTCATTCACGAACCTAGCCAAGAACCAATCGCCACGAAGACGATCCCGCCACCTCCGATGATAATCGACAGCTCTAGGGTCGATCTTCCGGTCAATATCATTCACGTCCTTGATCCATACCGGGAGGTTATTAGTATCGTCTTTGACCTCGTTAAAATAGTCATTTATATTTATCTTCTGATCAACCTCCGTCACCAGTATCTCACGGCTATCGTCATTGGTTACAGGATACCTTAACCGCTGGCTCATATCGTTCTTGTCAGCGATAACCATCCGAAGCTCACCGCTGTTGTTGGTATCGTTATAAAACCATGCCTTATTGAATCCGGTAGTCCTAAGAATTTGGTAATTAACCTCATCCTGATACCTTCTGGCATCCATCCTATATTGGTAGTTCGTGAGGATCTTATTCACATACTGCTCACGTACCGGTACCTCTATAACGAACGGATATAGCTTACCGTAAAATACTTGATACGATTGGTTGGTCAATCCATGAGACCATAACCCTATCTCCTGACTTTCACTTGAGTAGTTCTTTCCAGACTGGAAATAATGCTGGTGCTCGATATAATAATCAGGGGTGTAGGATAAATATGATTTCCACTCACCCTTCAGGCAGTTATATCCAACGGTGAACGAGACGTCCGTGAAATGGCTAGCGTCCTGTAGCTCCACCGCCCGCCCGTTCCTGTAGAACCGGCCTCCACGGAATTGATACTCGCTCGGATTCCCTACCGGTATATAATCTTTCTTGGTTATCAGAACCCTCTTGAACCGATTGTCCCAGCCCATGGATAGCCCTATACCAAAGAACTTGTTATCGATATCGTAATAAGACAACTCAGCGTCCGTATCAGCGTTATATATCCGGCTACGGATGATCTTCATCTGAAGATGCTCCTTAAACCAGTTTCTAAGCCCCGGTGTGACCTCCGTAAGATTCCTACCATTAGAATCTACCTTAAACACCTGACCACGCCTTAAATCGACCCAAAAATGCCCAAACTCGCAACTGATCATATCCCGACTCTGGGTCCCGGAATATCCTAACGTCGTATTATTATACTCGATACCACGAGAGGCGAAAAGACCACCTGTCCCTAGCTCGCTATTCTCCGGGGATATTCTCTCCGCCAACACGTCTATGGCATTGTACAACCCTACCTGATTCTCAAAACGAGCCAGTATCTGATCCGACTCTATCCCTTTCATGCTTATAAGTTTCCCGAAAGAGGTCTTGAACTCATGGTAATCCATAGGCTTGTACGACAGCCAAGGATCGGTCATGCCATTCTCCGACACGTCGGCGGTGCTCCATATGACGCCGTTGGGTCTTTGGTAAGCGCAGTCCCAAAAATTGCTATCATACGTCTCTGGTAATGACCTTCCGCCTAGCGTAAAACGATTCTTATACACAGGACTTATCTTAAACACATTATCCCTTGATATAGGGACATTACGCTCCTGAGTCCATGATATATAATCCCCTACCTCCGGATAAAATCCCTCATAAGGCTCAGGCCCGGCTATACGGAAATTGCAATTGATCTCAGACTCCACAAGAAACTGAGGTATGCCATAGAAGTATAGGAAGAAACGACCGCTAAGATACATATCTCCGGTCTTGCAAACCATCTCATAAGCGCTCTTCCGGCTAGGGAAAGAGTATAGCGATCCGGTATACGTATCGGTCTTATTAAGATAATCCTCCCCGGTATCGTAATTGACGAAATAACGGGGATACCCGATGTTTCGATAATCGTAATAAGGGAATGGTATCATGTCCCCCTGACCGAACTGAGTCAAATAAAACATAGGCATCTTCCTCTTAAGCGAGAATCTTGATATAAATACATCACCTCCAAAAATAGGTTTACGCTTATTCTCATCCATCAACCCGCAACCGCCTAACGATACCCACCTGATATCCTCTATCTGCCCGTATTGAGCCGGAGAATATTTCTTTATCCTCATATAGGGGCAGGATACGAAAGATTCACGTGTCATAAAATGAGGCGTCATACCAGCCACCTCATCGTTACGAATATTACACTCATCCTGAATACGACTGGTATCGTAACTTGAAACCAACTCCGGATATTCAAGCATATACTTATCCATACCAAATGACATGAACAACGAATGCTCACGATCGAGGTTGTTTATGATAATAGGCTTACCACCTACGGTTTCCCCTTGTGACGAGATGTCTGTAACCGGATACAACCCGCTCTTGATATATTTGGCCGTTGACAATCCACGTAGCTCCGACGCCCCTATTTTTTGGTAAAATAAATTATAATGAGCGACAGAAGTATAATAATAAGCATAGTTCCGTCTAGGTCCCCTATCTATCAATGCCGTTAACCACTGATACCTGTACTTACCTATATCCACCACGGACTGGGCTGTGGCCTTGGCGATACCCGTAGCCAGACGGATAGCCGTCAGCGCTATGCCGACAGGGTTGGCTAAAAAGAACACGCCTCCACCGACATATTGCTGTGAAGCCGACTGATATGTATATTCAGCTATAGCGGATATTAAATTAGCCATAGCCTCCACCGTAGCCAATGATGTTGCCATACTGTAAGCCTTATTTCCTAATATCGTCCATTTAGGGTGGTCCTCCACCTCCCTGAATATACCGGAGGATTTACCTAATTGATAACCATCAACAAGGCACTCAGTGGGAGCATCAGGCTTGTTAAAGGCAATATCAGGGCTTAAGAATGAATACCAGATATTACCCTTCCTGTTAAACGGATGCGTTATAAATTTCTCACGATTAATATCCTTATAGATATACATATCATCAGACAAATCGTTGTAAGGGTAATTAGGATAAAGGTTAGCCGATCCGTCGGGATCATCGTACTTAAACATATCATAAGCCAGACCAGTTCCGATAACGCTCTTATCCAACGTCCTATCGCCCCTATACAACTCATATCCTATTATAGAATCTCTTCTAGCCTTATCTATAAGACCGTTCTCTACCGCTATATCCAGAAACTCATTAACGATATCGTCATCAAGCATCAACCCCATAGGATAAATATAGGAGTCAACTCCATATTGACCGGTCAGTTGAGACGGATTACCCATAAAAGGAGCGACAGAGTTATCCGGGAACTTGTAATGACGTATAGGTCTCTGACAAAACGTGGTTGACGTATTGGGGTACTCAGCGTTACCCCCATTACCGGTGAAATAAGACTTACCCCCAACGGATCTAGGAGACCCATAGTATTTCGTCAAAGAATCTATTATGTCCTTCCTCTTTGATCCTCCCGATGATATCCCGATCTTACTTGAATCATACAACTCAAAATTAGCCGGGTACTTATTGGTAGACTCCCAATATCCGAAATCACCATACTGATATGGTCTGGGAGCGCAATCAGCGGGTTTATCCCCACATGAGATACATTTCGCCTCATAGGTAATAAATCTCCTTAATTTCAATTCTTTTGTGAAGAAGAATACGTATTTCACCTCCAGTGGCCGAATGCCAAAACAGAACGGGGCGGGGAAGATGGCGGTGCCGGCCGTATAGAATCCGGCAAGCTCCTTCATGTCCTGCCTCATGGCGAAACCGGTGAAGAACACGCATACCGCAGGCTCGATGCAAACATATATCTTATGGAAAGTAGTCTTGTCATCATTCCAGAACAAGTACTTTGGCATCATAAATATCTTATGATCCACGTAATTCACTATAACACCTTTCTTGGCATCATTAGCCAAAGGATTAGGAGCCACGGTACCTTCCTTGTCCGAGAAAAACGTTATACGAACCTTATTGTATGATGACGAGTCGCCGATCGGATAATTATAGTTACCCATCATCTCTATATACATAATACCGTTATCAGGATCAGATAAACCACTTATGTATTTCTCGTAATCCAACTCCACCCATCTGGCATATGAGGATACATGTGGATAGAACTTGAAATAAGTCAAGTTGCTTCTACCGAACCAATTGGTCTTGGCGTCAATATCATTCTGCATAGACGCACGACCTTCCCAGTCAGTAGTTATACCGGTATTAAACTTAGAATTATCACCATCGCCAAAAAGACACATGGCGTTCTCGATACCAAACTGACTCTCATATTGGGGGAAATAAGCCTCCATCGTATCCATTAACTGATCAAGCATCGTCTCCGTATGCTTCTTTCCTTCCCATCCGGGATATTGATACAAATATGTGCACTTACCCAATGACCTACCCCCTTGGAATGTAGGAAGTTGAACATCGTTAATAGTAGGATTCACGTGAGGATCACCTACCGAACACCCATTAGTACATATACCCTCATCATATAACTGCCGGACATTAGACATATCCTGACACAAGACCAAGGCGGAGGAGTCTATATCAGACGGGAATTTATCCTCATCCTGACCATCCAGCCATTCCTGAACCAGATCTATGATATTCTTACCTCCACTGGAATAATTATCGAAATCACACAATACAGAGAACTTCCTTTGTGACTCGGCATTACTTTGTATTAAGGTGGTAGGCTCGGTCTCCGTATAATCACTAGCCAGCTTATACGTAAAATCAATCCTAGAATCCACCAAAGAGTTTTTATCCAATATAGTCCTGGTCTCTATCCTCTCGATATCATCACATCCACTAGGGAAATCGGGAGCCTTTATACCGTCTTGATCCTCTGGCAATGATATAGCAGCGCATAACTCGTCAGTAATACCTACATTAGATTCTATGATATCACACAAGTTCTCTATATTATCAGCGATATAATCAATAGCATCATCTACCGTAACATCTTCCCCCATCGTGTTGATAACGAATTGGGTCTCTCCTACCGTGGCATATTCCTGTTCTACATATCTGAGTTGCTTAACATCTAGCTGATTCTTGCATTCTCCCCCAAAATCATCAAATCCCCAAGACGGGTCGTTTATGATCTTTGCCGTATTCTTAAACTGCCAAAGATAACGGCGGCTGTTCCCGGCGCACTGCGGGTTGTTCTCCAATACCGAAGCCGCTGATAGGTCTTCAGAGTTGCCGTCCTCATCAACGATAACCTCCATCTCCTCCCTTGTGGCCGGACGAGGGATAAGCGGGAATCTAGCTGTCCTGTATCCCGTATTGGTAAAGAATCTTATACCCAACGGATATACCTCGTCACGCATGAAAGAGGCGTATTTAGAGCAAGCCACACCGTCTTTATATAGATTCTCCGTGGCTATCGATGTCTGCCATTTAACGAAATGACCCAAGAAATTAACGACCGGTTGAAGATTCCATTCATTCTCCACGGTCAAGCCGTATTGAAGAAGACGATTCCCGACAGACGTCATGCCTCTGGCTGTCTTATATACCGGTATTTCCTTGGATAACTTCTCCATGGTCGTACGCTCGCTATACTGATCCGTAAGGTAATAGATGGTCCTTTCCGTTATCGGATGTATACCTTCTATGAAATACTCAAGAACCGGGCTTTGCTCACCATTAAACCCAACCGTGTTCTGTATAACGCCTATCTTATAATGAGATACCTGCTTATCTATATTAGACACGGTAAGGCGGATACCCATGTTGGTTGACTTACCCCATAAACCATCGCGGATAACCATATCTTGACGATCGAATAACATGATTGGGTTGGTCAATGAGCAATATCCGGTCTTCTCAATCCCGAACTCATCGCACAACGCCACGCAGAACTGGTAGGTCCCGGCACGCAGGCTTCCCCCGAACTCCACGACCTCAGGCTCCACGCACGGGGCCGTCAGCAACGGGAACACCAGCAGCTTCTCGCAGGCCAGCCTACACCTCTCTATTGGCTTGTCATCCCCACATGTCTTATACCCATGGTAATGATACCAAAAGTCACCATCATCATCCGGATTAAGAGCCTTATCGACCATAACATATCGCTGGGGATTATATCCATCGGTCCAGTATATCACCTTCCCACATTTCTCATCCTTGATCTCTATATCGAAAATCGGGTGATGAATGGAGAAGTTAAGACAAGGGTCATCAACCCCGTCCTCTATCAGGACCTCCATCAAATCACATATCTCATCGAAACGACCATCCGACTCCTCAAGTCTCTCGCCAAGGATACGATGAATATCTTTCCCTGATCCTGCTAATTGATCCTCTACGGTCTTGACATAATCCAATGACCTCATGAACGTGATCTTAGAGGTATTGTTATCAGGATTCACGAGAAAGAAATAAGTATTATCACCAGCTATATCATTCTTATACCCAATAACCTTATAGCCATCGAATCGCTTGCATAAAAGGGTGCTAGGCTCGTTCTGAATCTTAATCTGACTCCCATCGTCACCCTCTATGGTAGCGTTCAAGGCGAAACTGTACTCAGACGGGGATAGGTCCTGTGGATGCTTATCCCTGTTCATCCCGGAATCGGGAACCGCTATGTTAGAGTTATTTTGCACGATCTTATCTTTTTCGCAAATATAGCAAATCCGCCAGATAATCACTTATGTGGCGGATTCTAATAAACTGTACGTATTATGCAAAACATTCAAATCGCACAAAAATAGAAAATCCTTCTGACTCTTACAAGCCAGAAGGAAAATCTAAACACTTTGCAACGTTTACCCCTAATGAAAATACAAAAACATAATAATTATGGATTTTTCCCCATGTAGCTTGATTGCTTGTCGGCGTCCTCTACGGATATGTAGAAGAACCCGTTAGTCACGTATCTCTCATTGACGTCCACAAAATCAGTAGATCCTTTGTCCACCCCTTTCTTCGATCCCTCATCACACACAGCGACCAGACTATTAAAGTCATTGGAATAACCAACGACAACGCCATGTATGTCACGATTCCGAGGATCGAAAACATATCTCATCCTACATCTGTCATAAGCCAATTCCAAAGGACTTTTGTTTATCTTACCATCAAACCCTATACCTGTGGTCAAGGCGATAATACTTCTTGATATATCGCTCATAGTAGTATCTTTTACCGGCACCTTAGGCATAGAAACGCCTTCCATGACAAAATCCAATGCCTTATCTAAAAGCTCGTCGAAATCATCATCTCTTATATAATCCTTAAGCACCTCCAGTATATATAACCGGACATGGAGTTCGTTATTGACATCATTCAATGTAATCATAATACTAGTTTTTGGCAAAGCTAGATTATTTCTGTGCAATAAAAGATCAAATATGTCATAAGCGAAGGACTAAAAAAAATAAAAACTCCCCCATCCTCACGGACGAGAGAGCTGATAGATATTTGTATTATGAAAAAGAATAATCACTCACCTATTCTTACAATACAGTCACGAGACTCCTTGTTATAAATCATCGTACCTACCTTAGAATACAAGGTCTTTATATTTTGCCAATTATCCTCGCCGTGAGCGGATACGTTAGTAGGGGCATCACCGGTATAAACCTCCTCACCTCCTATGTTGACAAAATCATATCCACGTTTCTCCATCGTTCCGCCCTTATAAGCTGTAAATTTGATAGTTACATTCCCTCTTTCTCGACCGCCATACCAGTTGCCGTATATACCACATCTGATCTCAAGAGGTAATTTATCGTAATTATCGCCATCCAATAACGGCCCCATCTGGATCAAAGCTGCCTCATTACCTGATTCCATGTTATCACCACCGTGGATAAGATAATCACCTACCCGCTCCTGCGTGGTCTGGTACTGTTTACTCCAACCAACCAGCTTGCCGTCCACGTCCGGGAGGCCGGTGTTGTCGAAGCCGGTTGCCGTGTCGAAGTCAATGCCGTCCTCGTCAGCCCAGATATACCTAAGCACAAGGAAATCGAACTCAGGGATGATCACCACCGGAACCGACTCCTGCCTGCACACGAACGTCTTTTCTTCCTTGGTGCTTTCTTTAATCACCTTGTACGTCACTTGACGCATCTCGCCAGTCTCGTTAATATCAGCGGTAACCTTAACCTCGGCAGGGCCGGTACCACTTGTCTTATCTAAATGTATCCAATCAGCCATATCATCGTATTTTGTTAAATAAGTTTAATATACTTATCAAAAGCGTTGGGCCACATACGCTCATGAGACAACATTCTCCTCCTGTTATCCTCAGCCAGTTCCCGATAATCATTCAAGGTAATCATCGACATCTTAAGCTCCTTCATGGCTCTAGCGAACTTACCCGGTTCCTGCTGAGCATATAATTTGTAAGCGTCACCAGCGCCTTGTATCAAGCCATTCACGGCAGCGTTCTCGAAGATCTTCATCTTGATATACGTCTCGACATAATCTTCAAGATAACCTAAATCCGTCTCAGGTATATATGGTAGACCATCCTCATCCTTAGGAGTAGCCCTGTACACAATATAAATAAATCCATCAAAACCGGTATACATAGTATTGCCGGATATAGTTATATCATAATTATCCCAAGCGTATTTATCCCGATACTTGTCAGCGGCGCAATCACGCCTCAATCCACGACCTATAGATAACCTTACCGGGTGATGATAATGAAAACGAACCTCATGGGATCCGATATAAATCTTCTCCGTGATCGTCTTCTCAAACTCCTCCTTACAGCACTCCGTGCAGGAGTTCCAACGAAACCCGCGCTCCGTGCGCTCGACCCAGCCGATCTCGTGTTGGAGGTCAGCCTTAGCTTTATCGCCGCCAGGGATCTCGCAAACAAGAGGCTCACACCTATAAGCGTCAAGCATATCGAAGAAATCGGATGGTAATACCGCCTGCTTGTTACTGGTCTTGATAACCGCCTCTGACATGACAGCTATAACACCGCCGAACCTTTTTAATGCGATCTCAGCCCATCTATAGACAGACGAGGTATCTATAGCCCCGCTATCATCGTATTTATGTAAATCGGCCTTGATCTCGGCCAATAAACCCTTTATCGTCATAACAAACTCTTTTGTACAAAGATAGACAATAGTATATATCAAGCAAAAGATCCAGTCTATTCTCTCGAACTAACTGGATCGTGTCATAGAAACAAACCTTATAGTTTGTACACCCATTTAACTCCAAATACCTTACTTTCCGATTCAACTTCCCTGTACAAGAACTTATATCTCCTTCCTGACTCCATAGCCAGCCTACATTCCTTGTTCAATGCCGGAGAGATGTATAGATGAAAATACTTATTCCTAGGCATAAAATCCATACACGTATGGACGTAAGAATATCCACCTGTCCCACGCCTGTTTATAGTCCCGGTAAGTTTATTCAGATATATCTTACGGTTGGGATTAATCTTATGACATAGATAGCCGATGTTGTTTATATAAACCCCGCCCTCATTATCTAAGTACTTATCACGTATGACCTTCCATATCAACGACTGGCACTCAAGGATATCATTCTTATCCACGATCGTATGTTTCCTTCTCTTACCGTTCTTAGACATAATAGATCTATAAAACCGGAGAAAGTACTGATCAAGTATTTTAAACGACTTTGTTTTCATATCACAAATATAACAATTCTATCCTAATTCGAGTAATATTTAGATGACTTTTGGTGTGAGTGTAACGGTGATAAGGCCGCACTTACCGCCGCGGCACAGGCTGACGCACAGAGACTAGCGCAGGAAAAAGCCAACGCTATGGAATGCGATTGCCCCAAAACATGGAGCG